TCACCTTTTTCCTCTCACCCCTGATAAAAATATGGCATATTGTCTACTTTTCACCCACAAAAAACCTATCTCAGTCCCCTCTTCTTCCTCTTCAACCAAAACCCACAAAAAATCCCCCTCCCCCAAAATCATCCCAAAGCGAAGCGTAAAAAAACAACCCCGAAGGGGTTCAACAGAGGGGGAAAGCAAGCGAAGCGCGCTTGGGGGGCATTCATGTCCCCCGATAGCCCTAAACCAAACATCGCGGCGACAATGCGCCAGTTTCTAGAGGCGTGGGGGCATTCATGTCCCCCGATAGCCCTAAACCAACCCCCTCAAAAAAACCCTATCAGTTGTATTCACGTCCCCCGATAGCCCAAAACCAAACCCAAAAAACATCATAGACTCATACGAATCGAACCATCAGATACATGCTCAGGGATGACTCCCCTACGCTCATCAGTGGTGGAGTCCACCAAACGATATGAACCAAGCCCCTGTGCGGTGCTCTTGCCAGCGTGAAGCAGCTGCCCAACCTGCAAAAGTGGCCATAACTCCGCAATCGCATCACCTTCCCACACAATATCTCCCCTCAAACCTCCCAACCATACCTCGCGTCGCTGCCTTCCGCTCGACCTCTTCTGATCAAAGATCCTTAGCTCCGAAGACCTCACCCCAACCGTCGACGCACGCTCCAACAAACCGCGAAAGTCAACATCCAACTCCACACCACAATGGAACGCCAGAACGGATGATAATCGTGACAACAAACTACGCACGAATGCTCGAAACGAAAGCTCCCTCAGCAACTTCTTCTTCTCTTCAATACGAAGCGGCGTCTCAAACCGGACATGACATTCACGACTCACAGATGACGGTGCCTCAAACAATGAATCCGCCTCACACCCCCTCAAGGACACAAACTGCCTGTCTTCATGATGCCACAACAACGTCCCCAACGCCGGACCAAGAGACTCTCGCACCTCCAAAAGTTGGAAGGGAATCCATCTCCCCTTCCGACCAAGTCCACGCTCAGCCATCCACTCGACTGCCGCCACAATGTGAGGCATATAGTCCAGACCACGCCCAAACAACGTCATCGAAAAATACAAATCATCCCCCCTCTTCCAATCACCATCGTGAAAAGGAGGTGGGATCAAAACAAATGGATGTGGAAGAAATTGGTTCTTCCGCAAACGCTTGGTCTCTTCGGAGACAGGTGTCTCAAATAGATAGACATAGGCACAAGGAGAAGCCAGCTCACAACGCTTTTTATCCTCACAACGTCTCGGACACCCTGCTCGCAATAACGCATGACCAAACGCCCCACGGATCACTGGTCCCAAAAATCTTGGCATAGCTCCACTTCCCAGCGCTCGCAAACGAAATGTCATACGACCAACACGTAGCTTATCTAATGAATACATTCGCTCCTCCTTGTATATGTTTCTCAAAGTCTCACATACTCAAAACGAAAAATGACCTCCAATCTGACAAATAACGATAGCAAGTGATCACCAACAGGCAACAAACACTCCTTTAAACTTTTACGAACACACAAAATAAACCACATCTTGACCTAATAAACAAGCTCAAAACAACAAAACCAGCTTACTCCCTCACATGGTAGGACAATACATCACAAAAAAGTTTGTCAGATCTGTTCCGCGCCGTTCGTTTTCATGTATTTGACTCAAAAAAACACATGAAAAATAAAGAGAAAAAAGTCGAACTCATTCACTGCACGACGCGTAAAACATACCACAAGCCACAAAGGCTCAGTCCAAAAGAGGTCATCCAACGGGAAGAAGACAACACACAAAAGAAAGCATGTCGCAGAGCATCAGGCAAGACACAACAAAGAGTCTTTGGGTCGCTCCCAATCACAAAACACAACACCCTGAATATCCGACATCATCGACACATACCTCTTCCTACAAGCTTCTTTTTTGAAAAAATACAAGCGAAGTGGAAGGTTCGTCTCCCCAACCATCGTCTTACCTATACAAGCAAGGAGGACACGATGATGGTTGGAAAACAAAAAGAACCCATGAGGAAACGACAACACAAGACACAGAATAAGTACCTCTGTGTTGCATGCCAACAACGACGTGCGATCTGTAAAACACCCAAGGGGTATCGATTCCTCCCAGATCACAGACTCTGTTATAGCTGTTACGAATCCGTGATGTCTTCGGCATTCGCGAAACAAAAGTCATCGAGTCCCAAAAACAATAAGTAATGGTTTCCCCAATCAACTTTTTTACTTGGAATCGCCTAAGGAGCATCATCACTATGCGACATCATACACTCGACATGGAAGTAGGTTCACATCTCAGCGTCAGACGTACGGGATATTCACACCACGGGATCTACATCGGCCGTGGAATGGTCATCCACTTCACAGGTGATAAAGGTGCCTCAGCCTTCATTAAGAAAGAGACCCTTCAGGACTTTCTATATGGTGGAACACTCAAAATCATCAGACACCGTAACCCCAAATACACTCCCCAAGAGGTCGTCGCACGTGCCTACTCCAAACTTGGACAGAAACAGGGGGAGTACAACTTGCTGTTCGACAATTGTGAGCACTTCGCCAACTGGTGCATCGAAGGCAAACATATCAGCCACCAAGCCAACACAGGCTTGGGCATCGCACTCGGTTCAGCCGCAGGTATCGCTATCATGATCCTGACAGGTGGACGCATCCGAATGTAACGCATAAGGCGACTCACAAAAAATACAGACAACGAAACGCACACAAAAGGAGCATACACATGAAGCCTAACAAACCATCTAGAGGAGAAATCATGACATTTGAAAAACCATCCCAACGACATCGTACACAACAGACAGCGATGACTGTGTTCCAAGACGCCTCACAGATCGTCGAATCCGTCAGCAACGCCTACACTGCGCACCAACAACGAAGAGCTGTCGAAGAAGAATGTGCCACACGCCGAGACGAAGCTCGATACGCGCTCGAAACACAACGTGAGCGCTCACATGCAAACTTGCGTATGTCTTCCGACATTCGGGATATGTACAAGCAAACAGATGATCCCGAGACACAACGCACACTTGCAAATGCCCTCTACGCACTTATCAAGGGTGATGAGTTCGGTAAAAAAGACCGTTAAGAACGGTCTGTTCACACATTCCTTTTTTGTATTCGCTCGTCTCTCGTCCTCTGACATCACAAAAGGAGTCACAATATGTTACCAGTCCCTTTACTTATCGGAATTGGCTTAGGTGTAAGCGCGTTCATCGCAAGCGCCAAGGATGGAGCGATAAAGTCCCAACAGAGGGAGCGTGAAGAGGCACAAAGACAGTATGATGCAGAGCTGAGGAGGCAGCAAGAATACGCTCGTTCTCACGTTATACAAGAACTGCAACAACGTGTTGAAGAGATCGACAGAATCCTCGAACGGCACCCAAACCTGTCAAGAAGAGCACGTCGCAAACTCACAGATCTGGCTGATGATTGGTGGGAGCGTTCTCGCGTCGATTCGTAAACCAACTCCCTCTTGAGTGGTCCTCTCGCGAAAAGGGCATACAACATTGAGGTCGGACACAAGGCCCGACCCTACCGATAAAACATGCAACATTATACTCATGCGCTTACTTCGCGAGAGGAGCGCTTACAGGTTTCCCAAAAGGTTCTTGACATCATTCTATTTGACATGAGGAGCTCCCACAATGGTCGTTCGATTTGTATCCCAACACCCAGCCATCATCGCAAGCAACGTCGCGCGAGAGCTTTTCGAAGCCCTCAGCGACATCTATGTGGAGTTTGAACGCACAAAAAGATACAAGGCTGAGTTGGCGTCAGCGCTCTTTGAGTTCGAGTGTGCGCTTGAACAATTCCTGTTGTGCATCAAGTCTAACACTGCGCAAGTTGAGATCATCTGTGACATGCTCATGTCGACACCTCCAGGCGAAACACAAGACATTCTTGTCGCAAGCCTGCTCTCCATACGCAACCAAGAAGACAACTATTTTGAAGAACGACGTTCACCAAGATTTGAAGAACGACGTTCACCAAGATTTGCAAGTCGCCGCTCTGAGAGAGCTGACAATCGACGTTCACCAAGATCTAGAAGAAGCCGTTCTGCGAGATGAGCTAATATTGTGAGGATGTAAAAAGAGGGGAGAGAAAGTGACCGGGGAGGGACTTGAACTCTCTGGAGGCGTTTTGAAAAAATACCGCCAACGTTGAACAATCTCACACCACCGAAACAAAAGCAGCCTCTCCGTTGTGATTGATTGCTATCCATTGCTATCTGTTTCTCTTCACAATCGTACACATTTCGTACACCAGGAAATCTGTTTGTGGGATGTGATCAAAGCACCACACAAAACGAACCAAACACTTGAAGCTAAAGATTCGACGATATCGAAATCATAGAAAAGACACCTCCCAACCAAATTCCTCCAACACCTTGTTCAGCATATCCAGTGTTGGCTTGGGAACGTTCTTGGTGTCGGCCACACTCCACGAGCCTACCTCAGCTCCGGTGTGTGCCTTCATCCCGTCATGAAGACAGAACGACTCCTCTGAATCATCGGGCATTTGGACATAGAACTTCCCACTCGCATCAACAACAAAACAAACAGGCACCTTGTTCTCAGGAATCATTGTGTCCTCCGCGTCGTCAAGCCCACAACAACACCAACTCCCACACCTCCCAACACTGCAGCCCCTATCCCAAGCCAAAACAATGGCTCGTGATGGATTGGCTTGAGCCTCTTCTTGAGCTCCACAAATCGCCTCTCTTTCAGCTTGATGATCTGGTCCTTTTGTTCCACGATCTTTGACATCGTTTGTGACTGGATAGCCTGCTGCTTCCGCAACAACTTCACATTCAAACCCACTTGGTGCAACACAATATTGAGCTTTCCAAACAGAGCCTTTGTGTCCTTTTGCAACTGGGCTTGCTTTTGGTACACGCTCAACCGAGAAAGAGCATTGGCTCCCTTCTCAAGGCGAAGCAAAAGTCTCTTGTGCTCAGGCGATGAATAGGAGATGTAGGGTTTGCCCTGCCACCACAGCTTCACAGGCTTGAGTGATGTAGGCTTCACACCCCTTCCACTCGAATCCCCCGGAACACACGAAAGAAATAGAAAGATCAAAACCAGTACTCTCATTGCTGCCATCGCTTGCTCCTTCGTTGGATTTCCTTCATTTGCTCATCGATGTCGAGCGCCTTCAGACGCTTTGCTTCTTTCTCACCATCCCGTCTGATGGATTGGATCTTCTTCTTCAGCGCAGAAAACTGTTGGATGTTCTGTTGGATTTGGCTGATCAACTTCGTCTTGTCTTGTTGCAGAACTTCCGCGTGCTGTAGTGTCTTGTAAATCTTCAGAGCGATCTGGTGTTGCCGGCTCTGCAACTTCCCCACCACCTTCTCACGACGCAAGAGCTCGTTATTTTGTAGCGCTTGAGCGAGATGTTGCTTTGTCTCTTTTAGTGTTGTTTGCAAAGCCCCCACCTGGCACGTCATGACTGGTCCAAAAACACTCAGGATCAGCAGTAGACCAACAACCAACAGGGTAAACACCTTCTCTTTTGTGCTTGATGTCGAAAACCACAAAGAAATGATCTCCATGTCTACTTGTCGTCCTTCGTTGTTGTCGCTTGTGAAGCGCTTGGTTTTGGTGGGAGAGGGCTTGTTGGATTTTGATTGGTCTGGATCTTGGTCTGTGTGATCTTGGTCGTACTGAGCTGCGTGGAAATCCCAGAGACTGTCGCCCGGCCAAGAAGAATCCCTACCATCGCAAGGCAGTAATTCATCGTCACAGAAGAGCCAAACAATCCCCAGAATCCGAAGAACAACCCAAAGAAAAAGGAGAGATACTTCTGGATCTTTTCGTCGTCAGGCTCTCCCGAATCCTGCGCAAACAACCGATACAAGAAGTCTTTCATCACAAGCTCCTACGAGAACAAAGACTCATCCATCTTTGCGATGTACCACTCTCTGGTCTTGGACGCCTTGGGATGGTCGATAGACCAATAGTCCTCGCCTGTTTTGTGGAGCGCGATATCATCAGCACTGAATGTCCACAAGGCTGGTTTTTTGCTTTTGTTTTCCCATTGCTTAAGACAGACAACTGCGTGTCCAAGATCGGGCTTGGGACTTCCAGGTCTCCAATCGTAAAATTGGCCAAAGAAGATACCATCTTCGTCGACATCTTCAGGCTCAACCGCTTCAGCCAACCCCAAGCTAATGAGCCCAACTGGCAATCCCCAGAAGTATTTTTCATCGAGGTCTGTCCGGACATAACATGACTTAAAGAGTTCTTCGCGTGCGGACTCTTTCAATGCATCCCACTTTCCCAGCTTGACCAGCATGAGATAGAGGAACTCAAACACGACTCCGCTGCAGTAGCTCGTCTCGGATTTGCGGAGCGAGATGTTTTGGCTGATCTTGATATCCCTTGTGACCCCGTGACCTTTCCACTCGTAGGGCATGACGGGAATCGACTGGATCAACTCACGGCGCAATTGCTTGGTGTCCATCTCTCACTCCTTCTTTGGGTATATGCGAGGATATCGCTGAAAAATTTCCAGGATCTTATCGATCTTGCCTTCGACCTTGTCGAACTTCTTATTCAGGTGCTTGATGTCTCTTTGTAAACTACGAAGCTGCACACCTCTTTGTGCGTCTCTCAGCTCCAGCACACGCAAACGCTTGCGAAGATTGCGTTGCTCAGACTGGATGGTATCGAGCTTTCTCACTGCGGCCTGTTGGCGATCTTTGATCTGCCCGACATCGCTCCCACCGCGAAATACCAATCCAATCACGGCGAGCAAAACAGTCGTCGCTGTTGCGATCGCTCCAACAATTCCCCAACGCTTCACACCCACATCCAAATCCATCTTCTACTCCTCGCTATGTCGGGAACACACCTTGAAAAAGAACACCACAAAAACCAGTACAAGGAAGCAGACACCAAGAAACCAAGCCCATCCGAGCCAGAGAAGTAACAACACAAACAGAACAAAACCAACCGCAAAAAAAACAACCACCGAGTGACCTGATTTCAAGCTGAATGATGGCCCCATCATCTTTCCTTTATGGCTTAAGAACCGAGGTCAGAGCCTCAACCTGAGCAGCATTCAACGCAGTGTGGTAGAGAGCAACTTGAGAGAAGTCGGCGTAGGACCAATCTGCATTGGGACGCCCACCAATACACACCCCCTCAACAGTGCTGGAAGGTACAGGAATGGCTGCGGATTCGGCTCCGATCTGAACACCATCTCGGTACACGCGGTGCTTGTTTGACTCGCGAACAAAGACATAAACACACCACTCTTTTAATCTTCCGACTGTCCCAACAGCAAACTGAAGTTGACCACCTTGCCAGTAATGCAGGGTACTTCCATAGAATCCCCACCATTGGTAATTGGCACCGTAATCTCCGTCGCGAAAACCAAACATCGTCTGGTAAATAGATGCGGCGATATGGAGCCGTGCCCTGATGACAACCGTCAAATCTCCGGTCGTATGGTAAGGCACTGAATCAGCAGGAGAGAGGTAAATATACTGACCACCATTACAGTTGAGATAGCTTCCATCAGGAGGAAGATCTCTATCAACGATGTCCAGTGGAGTTGCCAACTTTGAAAAAGTCTTCCCACCACTTCCAATGTCAACGAGATTCCCATTGAGAGGAAGCCTCAGAACCGGCGAGTGCTCACCTGTCAAAAATGAGCCGACACTCAAGTCTGCATATTTGTCAGGAAGGAGAAGACTCCCAGCTCCCTGCTTTACACCATCTTTCCAAACAGGCATCTTTCAGCGCTCCAAAGCAACGGTATCCAAGGTTCTCAGCAACAAAAGTCCGATTACTGAAGATCGACGATCTGTGTACTGTCTTGATCCGAGACAGCTCTGAACATGAGCTCAAGCCCAATCGAACCTGCAGCACCTGTTGCAATCGCATCCACATTGAAGACAAGCTCTTGACCACCAGGCAACAACGTTCTGGCAAGACTCCCCATGTTGACGAAAGTGTCATCACCATCTGTGTTCGCGATGGTTGCTGTTGCGAGATTGGTATTGGGATCTTCTTTGGTTGCGACCTGGACAATCGTGTCGTTTGCAGTCCCTGTCGTTCCCAACTTCGCTCTTTGATCTGCAGTGATGGGGACGAGTTGCCACTTCACACCCTTTGGGAGTCTTGGCAAAGTACACTTGCCAATGCCATCCCCCGGAGCCAACGGAAGCGCCAAACTCCCTGTCACAAGAACATGATCCTTGGATTGAATGACCTCTTCCAAAGTCTTGTCGTACTCGCTTTGCAAGACAGGTCGATGGCTATCAAGCTCTCTTTGTAAATCTGACATGGATCTTCTCTCCTCAATTCTGTGGTTGCTAGGGTACGCTTACGAGCGAGGGCGACACAGGATGATGACTTCTTTTGCCCCACTCACTGCATTCTGACTGATGACTTCAAGCTTCTCTCCTATGGCAACGGGGAGTACATCACTCGAAAAATGTTCTTCTTCATCGACTGTGAGAGCGTTGTCAGTGAATTTGATAGCTTCGCTCCCATCGGTATGTGTAAGTGTAGAGGAGACCTCTGATGCTTTGGGGGCTTTGATAGTAAATCGAATCACGTCGAGGGGTTGGTGGAAGGTGATCTCCATCGCCAGCTCATCTGTACCAGACACAATCTGACGGTATATGATGTCTCCATCTGGCCGAATTTCAGGCAAAACAACAGACATGTGAGGCTCCTCTCTTTTGGCCCTTCTCAGACCGCCTTAAAGTGGACAAAAGTGTCGAGAGCAAAATTCAACTTCGAACCGGACACAACAGGCGCAAGTCGATCGTAAAGACCCATCGAAACGTTCTCTTTGCTGTACACTTTCTCGCCGAGATTGACGTTTCCAGTTGTCGCATTCTGGATTGAAACCCACTGGCCAGTCGCAACCAGCCGTCCCTTCCAACTCAAAGGAACCACTGCAAGATTGTCAGATTCCTTCACAACCCCCAGAAGATCAGCAGACAACGCAAAGTCAGGCACCTCGATCCCACTCTCCACTTCCAAAGATGTTGTATCTCCAGTGATATCCGACACAACCTTGTCGACTCTCTTGCTCATCCATCAACTCCCTAAAGAGAAAAGAACGTTCTTACCTTGTGCCACCATCCAAAAAGGGAGCTGGTCCAGGAAGAATGATGATGACCTCAAACACGAGCTCTCTCAGCACAACGACTTCCCATTCAAGTGACTCAGCAGCCATCAAACTTCTCCTGTCGCACAGACGCTTTATGTCCGAAACAAGGGTTGCACGTACAACGTGACAGCACTTCCCTTCAGGACTTGGCCAGATTGCTCAAATCGAGGCTGGATTGTGTACGGTCCTGCGATATCCAAATCGTCAGCTTGTAGGGTGTAAGAGATATACCCATCAGCAGCCGGTTCCTCGATCGTGGCCTCCCACACCACATCCTCTACCGTTCCCTCCTCCCCTGAAGTTGCATTTGGTTTTCGAACATCGAGGTAGACATTTGTGAAGTCTGCAAGACTCAAAACAGGATCTGTGACCTTTGTCCCTGTCTTGCATTTGAGTTTGAGCTTGACACCCACGCTCCCAACAACCAACCCATCGAGCCTCATAGCCTCCCCCCATCGCGGAGTGCTCGTTCCAACAGGTACTTTTGGAACTCCTGAACATAAGGATATCCACGAATATCATCGACCCAATGAGAGAGCCGTCCCTTCGAGAGAGAAAGGAGTTGAGCGATCTCAATTTGTTGAAACCCCAAACACAAAAGCCTCCACACATTGGCGTAGCTTCTCCACAAGATGTACTCACCCTCTTCCGCCTCTGGCCAAGAGAGACGCTGCACCAGACCAATCTGATAAACCTGCCAATCTACCGCAAACAACACACCACTCATAGGACATTGCTCAGCACGTAATTGAACCGCGATAGCTTCCATCTCGCGAAGCAAACATGGTTCAAACAAAGGCGTCGTATCAGCGAGGCCAAACTCCATGTCTTCGGTGTGGAGGTTGATAAAGACTTGCTTCTCTCTCTTTTTGCGCTTGTACTCGTCACAAAAGTGATTGTAGATAAAGCGATTCAAGTACGATGACTTTGAGCCTTTCGCTGGATCGAATGCCCCCAGGTAGTCCTTGCGAAGCAGAGCGCAGATGATCTCATGTTCCTGATCCTCGATTTCTGTGACCCTGAATTTCCGACAATGTGTTTTCACCAGCTTTGCGACCAGCACCAAGTCTTCTTGTGTCAGCTGATATGGAGGCTTCTTCTCCTCCGAATCTTCGGACTCGACGCTGTCCTCTTGGGCGGAGGTCATCCCCTCATGAACGTGAAGAAACCTCGAAGCCAGGCTGTGTAAAAACTCCCACCGCTCAGTGAGATGTTCCTGTCCAGAATCTTTCGGTTTGTGCTTGAATTTAAACCACCTTTTGCTGAGGGTCAGCTGTTGCTCCAGTCCTCCAGCACGCTTCCTTTTGTGTCTCTTGCTCCCTCCAGAGACCGGAGAACGACCTGCGAGCATCCCTTGCTGTAGTGGCAACTCACAATGCTGAAAAAACGAGAGTTGCTTTTGATTTGTTGTTTGCATCTTGCTTTCGACTCCGCCTTTAAAGTTTACAATATCACTCATTATCGTAAACACAAAAGACGAAAGTCAAGCACATATGTTTGTTTGGTATGAACTTGTAGGGTGAGACGCTATGCGTTGTAGGGGATGGATCCGAAAGAGTTTTGCACTCTGGACTTGATGTACAAACCACCTATCTCAAAGGTGTCACCGTTTGAGAACGATGCTACAGCCTGCACGATCATGTTCCCCTGATTGTTGTTGGTGTTGGGATACGAGCCCGCCAAGTCCACATCTTTGACGAAACGCTCTTCATATCCGGTTGAAGAGAAGTTTGTGGGGGGTTTGGAGATGTCGATGGCCTGGCCGGAGTCGTAGACTTCAATGTTGAAGAGAGCGCCTGTGTTGGAACACTTCACAGGGATCACGATCACATCAAGATTATCAGCTCCCCAGGACTCAAAACCTGGAGGAAGAGGAACACACCAAGACACGATCAACGAAGCACTTCCTGTACCTGTTGCGACGATCGCAATCTCCCCTCGGGAGAGATTGAGGATAGGACTCCCGACATTGGCATTGGAAGCCGAAACGTGCGCGAATGTCGGAGGAAAGTACATCACTTCCCCAAGTCTTCCAGGGACACGCTCCCAACGTCCATTCCCAGCGCTGTACCGAAGGACATCTTTGTCAGCTGACGCAATGTCTTCAACATTCCCGACCTTGCCCAATGTAGAGGCGCGGACTGTATCCCAAGATGTCCCATCATGAAGATACAATCCACCTGCACCCAGACCTGTCGCGGGAATCGTCAGATCCCCCTGTTGAGAAGATGAAGGAAGGCTCGAAGAATCACCAGACGGGATCACGCGGATATGTGGATAGTTTGGATTCGTTTTATCAACGTGTAGACCGATCCCACCAGTTGCCATGACACCAGGCCCAGCGTTGCTTACACCTGTCCCAGTCGAACCAATCCCCATCACACCGACTCCGTTAAAGAAACTCGTCGCCATACCCAAAACACCAATCCCACCATCAAGCTGTGTCTGCCCTTTCACACCGTGAAATCCACCAACTCCTGAGACACCAGCGTCACCAATGTTGGGTTCACTTAATCCCTCCACACCAACAGCAGCTCCCTGGCCTTGAAACGAACCTCCAACTCCATCAGAAGGCCCACCTGTCGCCTCAATACCTGGATCACTTCCTGTCGCAGAGATCGCAAGACTTCCAGTCATAGAGTCCCCGGACTTTGAGACTTTGGTCGCAACATCTTGGGGCTCAATGAAAGATCCGAACTTGGTAGCTCGTATGGGAACTTCGGAGTTTGCGACAATGCTCTGGCCATTCACTGCGTCAAACTCACAAAGAACCCCATCCGTAATGAGCACCTCGTTGTCCTTCAGGATCGGTGCAGGTTGATCGTATGGTTCGATAACAAGCTCAGCAGACCAGCGGTACAGATTCGCGCCCTGCTGCACAGTTGAAACACCAGGCATAGACACCTGAATCACGTCAGGATCGGTCTCGTATGTAAGGCGCCGCTCTGTCACACGCACCTTCAAGAAGCTCTGTTCACCGACGATCGCAGACAGTCTGGGGATATCATCAAGTGCAACATTGTATCCCTCGAACGCACAACGACCGGATGTAATGTCCCACCCTCCATCAGAACCATTCACCATCCCTTCCACTGCGAAGTCCTCATGTGAAACTGTGTGGGTCAGGGTTTCATTGTAAATGCTTCCTGGAGTGGAGTTCGTGAGAAGGACTCGAGCGCGATACCCAAGAATGGGAGCTGTCAAAAATTCTTGGTGCGTGATCGTGTGGGTGATGTCACCAACATTTGCAGAGGATAAGGTCTTTCCGTTTGTGAGCGTAATCCGCTTACCAAAACCTGGATTTGAAGCTGTGATTGCGAGCGTCCCCACGTTATTAATCGCAGTGATCATCGCCGCTCGGACTTCCTGCATATTCCCAGCTGACGCGATATCAATTGCGACATGGCCAGGCTCAACAGAAGCGTCCTTGTCAAATTCAAATGTCGTGGGTGGGTTGGTACCATCATCAAGGACAAAGGTCTCTCCATCCTGAAACTTTCCAGCCTCCAGCGCGGTGATAAAACCCGACGCAAGAATGGGGACGATCGCAGCTTGGATATCTATCGAGTTGGAGTTGATTGTGCTCGCGAGAATATCAGCGACAATTTGGGCATGGCTTGCCGAAGAGATATCAACAGAGATATTCCCAGCCCCAACTGTCGCGTTCTTGTCGAACTCATAGACTTCCTGTGGATTGCCTGCCTGTGGTGGTATGATGACAACTTCGCCATCGTTGATCTCATCAGGTTCCACAACAAAGATCGCACCAACAGCAGTGTTCAACCGGGCTCCAGCCATGCCGCGATGAGTGAAGCCTTCATCAACGACGGTGTCCACAATCCGTGTGTTTTGTTGTTCACGATCGATGACTCCTGCAAATGAAGTGTCTGTGTTGAACAAATCGATCCCTGGCCCAACACCTCCTCCACCTAATGCAACGGGCTTGCTCAAGGTTGGTTGCGCGGTGATGTTGAGACCAGAGGTGTTGATCGCGTTGATGACAGCGTTCCGAACGTCATCAACAGAGGACACAGCAGAGACGTCAATTGCAGTATGTCCAGGGTCAACACCATTCCCGATCACATCGAACTCAAAAGTGATTGTTGTGCTGCCATCTGAGATCGAGAAGGTCTCTCCATCGCTGAGGCGATCTTGGCCAACAATGGAGATATGACCATCTGCAGGCTTGCTTTGCCCGATGAGTCGGTATGTTTTGTGAAGTCCTTCCAGACGCAACATACCCACAACATCGCGCCACATCTCCACCATCGAGCGCAGGAGTACTTCGGTGTTGAGATTGAGTTGAAAGTCCGCAATGATTGAGGGGATCGGAAGAAACTCGACCTTGCGAAGATGGCGCTCTTGCTCCACAAGGACAGAAGTATTTTTGAGAGGGAAAGGTGTCATTGGGCTCTCCATGGTGTATAAAGCTGAATACCCTCTCTATACAGGAGAGCCAAAGAAACAGTTGCAAACACAGCATCCGCAATGATCACTCACACTGAAGAGAAATGCGGATGCAAAACCCATAAAAAACATACATGTAAATCATCAATGTTTTTTTTCAATCTTTTTTCTTGACAACCCTTGGTAAGTGCCTACCTTACATTGGTAGGTGGTCGCTTACCAACAGGTGAATCACATACACTGAAGGAGAAACAGATATGACCCAAAAAACCCCTTTCAGCAAATACTTGCGTGAAAAACGCATTGAGGCTGAAATGAGTCTGCGTCACTTGGCCAGTATCTTGGGGGTTTCACATGTCTACTTGGGAGAAGTCGAAAGAGGTGTACACAAGACACTTCCACGTCGACACTGGCCCAAACTGATCAACGCAATAGAGAACATCACACTCGAAGCACTAGAAGAAGAAGAAGCAAAAAGCAACCCGGTATTGCTCTCCCTCGAACAAGTCCCTCCCAAATACAGGGATGTGGGTATTGCTCTCGCGAGAAGAGTAAGGGATCAGGATCTAGAAGAAGACGATCTTGAAATGATCTTGAAACTACTTTTGAAATGAGATGATGGATGTCAGGCTTTTTTGACAGTGAAACAATCACAATGCCCGGTCTCTCAATGAGAGACATTGAGTCTATAGGAGAAGACCTACTCCAAGAAGTGGAGCCATCAGCACTCACAGAACCTACGCAGCTCGATGTCTTGGATTGGTCAGACCACAAACTCCAAACAATAGGATTCCATGTCGTACCAGTCCGTCGCTCGGAGCTTGAGCTTCACAACTGTCGAGAAGGAATGGCAGACCATAGAGGACGTCCAGGAGATCCCATTGAGCTTTTGATTGAAGATGAGTTTTTTAGTGAATTGATTGAAGGTGGAAGACTTGCCAATCGTGCACGTGCGATTATCATTCATGAACTCAGCCACGGAATCTTGCATGTGCCTTTGCTCAGACAATACCAATACGATCTTGAAGAAGCTTTTCCATTGAAACGAGCCCCTCTCCGAGAGATAAAGACTTTTCAACAACCTGAGTGGCAAGCCTGGGCCTTAACTGGAGCAATTATGGTGCCTCGATGCACTTTGTTGCAGTTTCCACCAAACACACCCCGGAGCCAAATTGCAAGCTTCTACGGAGTAAGTGAAAAGCTATTAAGCCATCATATCAGACGATTAAGACTCGAAGCTAGGTATTCGTGCCCCTAAAGCACAAACAGCCGCAGCATTTGATTTTTGGCTGTGGCCATTTGAAGCTGAACCCTCCGGCTCATTGGTCACAAGACATTTTACCGAAGAATAAAGCTGACATTGTTGTAGCAAACATAATCTGCATATTCTTCCACAAAATGTCAAGTCTTCAAGGTGAGGGAAGCAATGAGGAGCGAACATCATGAGTCGCAAATCCCCAAGTGCGCCCGAAGGTTACGAGTATATCTACGTCACTCATTATCGACATGCCAAGTCAGGCAAAGTGATATACGCACGGAACTACGGGAAAAAAGTCTTTAGGCTTTGTGTCCCCGTAAACCGAACAGAGAAGTGATCATCGGTTGTTCAAAACCCTGAGGGGGAGAGTTGGTATCAAAGCCAATTCTCCCCCCATTCCTTTTCCCACTCACTTTGGAGAACAAGAATGTACAAAGTGTATCGTGGTATCAACCACACAAAAAAAGAAGTGTATTTTGGTGTCGCAAAAGACGTAAAGGCACGACGTGACGGAAGTCATTGCCGAGGAGGAACAAAGGCCCTGAAGCACTGGAATTGTGAAAAAGATCGCATCGTTTGGAAAGAAATCTCCAATCACTACAAACAAGAGAGAGCATCTCAAACAGCCCACGCGCTCGAAAAGAACTACAAACATCCCCAAAGGTTCAAAAACATTCAGACATCAGGCATTTAGGAGGAAGACATGTTCAATTTTACCGAAAGAATAGGCAGTTCAACTCAAATCCACAACACAATAAAAGCACACATCGACGAGGAAGGAGACTCGTACGACAAATGGTACATTGGGATCACCAAGGACGTAGACGCTCGCCTCTTTGGAGATCACAAAGTCGCAAAGAAAAATGCATGGTGGATCTACAGGAAAGCCATCAATAGCGACCACGCGCGCGCTGCAGAAAAAAGCCTGATAAACCTAGGATGCGATGGTGGTGACGGTGGCGGTGATGATGAGACAGTCTTTGTCTACGCTTACAAAAAGACACCCACCACAGATCCCTGAGCCCCTCCACTCTCGCCGACTAGGCAAACACAACATTTACAGGCTTCGGATTTTCCGCATCATCCGCATACAACAACTCCCTCCTTATCGTCGTGTTGATAAACTCCTTCATCTCATCGCTCACAACCCCCTGAATCGTGATCGTGATAGCCTGATCAACCACAGGACCAAACAGGTAATTGTTTTGGTCATTTACACTACCAGCTGAATCGATCATCGCCGCCGTGGGCAACCCCAACACAGAGCTGTTCGCAAACACAAACGACCCTCGACGAAGCCCAGAGAGCGTGACAGAAGCGTTGGGGATCAACAACCCCAGGTAGAACTTCAAACCATTCTCGGTGAAGCGAGAGCTGTGTATCTCGTTCGCCTTGGACAACAACCGTCTCAGGTTGGCTTCAGGGTAACCCGGTACATTTGGGAACAGCAACCCAGCCTCTTTGAACAGCCAAGGCAATGCCTCAACAGGAGCCGTCTCAGGATCGATCAAGTCAGCCATACCATCCACGATCCCATCGAACTGACCAGCCAAAGCATCCCACACTGGAAGATACTTCCCCATCAGGACAGGATCTTGATCCTTCACACCAGGCGGAACAGCATCGCGATATCGATTGTCCAACTCTTGAGAAAACGCAGAGGCCACCTTCAACTCAAAAGGCAAGACCCGCAACTCCTTCTGTCCAAAGGCGTCCTCAACCAAACAACGAACAACCCCCTCCTCTCTATCAGAGAGAACATTCAACGAACCAACATCGTCATTTGCGAAGATGATTTGTGTGGCCACCAAACCAGCACCATCAACATGAGGAGGAAACACAGAATCCGTCGACAAAAAGTGCCCCAATACACCAAGTCCAGGAAACTCAATTTCCACAGCCTGGCTCCAGCCTCTGGAGGGAATCGCTCCATCCTGCCTTGCCACTTTGAATTCCCTGTTAGCCGACAATATCAAAGACGAAGCGATCTCACTCTCATGGAGAACAAGATCAGAAACTTCGATCTCAGGTGGACGGCGCCAAAGATAAATGGACAGTGACGCTGCGCCTCCACCCAACTCTATCCACTCACTCGTTGCAGCATCCCGACCATAGATGTATAGGGTGCGAAGACCATCTTCCTCGTCGTCATTCAAGATGAGATCGTCTATCAAGATCTGCGTTTCGACAACGCTCCCTGCATGAAGAAGCACACCCAAACTCTCTGTGTTCTTGCTACCATGTACGTTTGGAATGTATTGGCCTGTACTGTGACTCCCACCTCCTACACGTACTTTGTACGCGTTGAGAGCTCGCGTGTCGTGGTGCCAGCGAAGTGTGAGAACATTGAAGGGAGGAAGAGTCGCGAGCTCAATTCTACTTTGGAAGTCAAGAACGATCATGTCTGGCATCGTGCGGCTCCCCTCATTTATGGCGTGTATCCAACGGTCTGTACGTTGCGCGATGTCGCGATAATCGTCGCCCCCTCATTCGTCACAAAAGCATTTGAAGGCACAGGGATATCAGCGACTGGACTCCGAATGACAAAGTCATTTTCGACTTCTGATCTTGCAGCCAGGACACCACGAATCTCATTCACATGAAGTGTCTGGCCAGCTTCGCGCAAGAAGGAGACCTCTTGGGTTTCTCTGTCAACTTGCGTTGTCAAAGGATCGAGCAGCTTCTGCAAGTCAGCGACAACTGCAAGCTCAACTTCTGCACTGATGAATCCTTGCTTAGTCGTGAAAAGTACATCGATCACAGGAACCACAAATGCAGGATCATCAACCTGCACAAAAAACCCCATCCCAATTTTTGGCTCAAGGGCTGACCTCAAAGCACTCTTCAAAGAAGGTGTTGCGGTGCCTCCACCACTCGGAACAATCCCCACGATGATCTGGTCTCCAATCAACACACTCTTTGCGCGTGCGATACCAGAGAACAACTCCGAAAAGGTATCGATCTCTTTGAGCGTTCCCAAAAACTCTCGGGTTCGAGTCCGCAGTTGAGCCTTCTTGACGATCTCTGTCTTCGAGTCTTTGGGCTCCCCACCTTTTGCACGTAGCGGATTTGTCACAGATGATGGTGCTGGTGACGGTGATTCAAAGACATACGTAAGGTTGTCCTTGGGGACATTCGACTCAAGCCCACCACCCACACGATAAAAGACCTCCACACTTTGGAGAGCTGTCGGAATAACACCATTTGCGCCATCTCCAAACTCTATTTGTGTCTTGCCATCTGTTCGCAAAGATGTGGTGAAGTGCTTATCTGTTGCTCCTGAATCAACAAGGGAATCCACCTTGTTCCAAAACACACCGAGGACTTTGACCCGAACTGAACCGTCGATGACCAGTGGTTCGTTCAAGATGACAGCCTGAAACTTCGTACCGTCTGAAGTGTATCCTTGCTCCAAAGAGCGACCAGCGATCATCGAAACGGACACTTGAGAAACACCACTCCCAACACTGAAGGCCAGCTCGTTCTCAAAAAAGACCTCTTCGACTTCTCCCACGATATTTCTGTTTGTCACCTTCAAAGCATACTGGTTGAAGGTTCTAGCTGTATACGGTGAAGGAAGTGTCACAAGGAGATCGACACGAGCTGGTGTTGCACTCTTGGGTGTGTAACCTGCTTTCTTTGCGTGTGCGATGATCATCTTCTCTTCGCGTGCTGTAAACAAAGAGAATTCTTGTGCAAATGCATTCGCCAGATTGACTCCCTGCACCAACGCTTTGATGTAAAGTCGGAGTGCAAAAAAGCCAACATCCCCAGGTGCATCAATGTTCCAGTCTGGAAAGACCTTTCTGGCGATGTCTCGGGCATGTGCAATAAAGTCGCCTTCGTTGATGGTCGAAAAAGGATACTGCCAACCATCGAAGAATTCGGCAAATTGCACAAGTTTGTTTTCAGCCACAGCTCACTCCTCTACTCATCAATGTCCAGACCAAGCCCAAGACGTTCTGAAGACAGGTCTTCAAATCGCGAACGCTCCATGTACTCAATCTCAATACCAAGCTTGCGGCTTGCTGGTTCCCTCGCAACATCAATGGAAGACAGCAACATTGTCGGAATGTATTCCGTGATGGCCTGCTGTGTCAGCACCAACGCAATCGGCCTGCTCGACTCATCAGCAAGTGTCTCTTGTTCAAAAGAGTGTGGGGGAAAGCCATACCCCACATCGTCGATTCGTTGACCTGTTTGGGTGCCAGCCAACATGTTGAGTTGCGAGCGAGATGTTTCATCTCGTGCGATGGCTCCACCGGAGTCGAGCTTCATCGGGAAAAGAAAAGTGAATGGCTTTGACATTGCGTGTCCTCTAGTTGTCCGGGAACTTCAGCTTATTCCCTTTCACAGAGACTGGCATATCAGGGAATGGCGGTGTAGGAGCGGGTGGACTCGTCGGGCCTGATGGTGAGGGGTGAACGTGACTAGCAGCCCATGTCTTGAGCTGTGTCCACAATTCGTTCATGCGTTCATATATCGCAGGATGCACAGCCCCATTGCCCACTGTAAGCTCGGCATCTGCATCTTTATTCTGCAAAGTCATCCCAAGACCACCATCAATCCCCAAGACAATGGACTTGTCGGGCTTCAACTCGATGGATGTCCCTGATGGCGAACCATCAATGATCTGCGAGATCTTGATGGACTCCCCCCCTGGCTTTTGGGAGATGCGAAAGAGCGTTGCACCAGGCTCTTGTGGCGCATTCACTTCATCAGGATCACCTGTGTATCGCAGCTCCAGAAAGGGCTCGTTGGCATCTTGCGCTTGCACGAGCTCCCAGCGGCTTGAAAAAGAGAGCTGCTTTTGTGGAAAAGCATCTTCGATATCAGTGGGGAGTGTGTCTTCGAGAGGAAGAAAACCAGTGTACACGAGATGGTCTTCGTCTTCTTCACCAAGCTCGGCGCGCTCTGTTGTCACCCATACTGCGAGCTTCTCAGCGTATTTCTTCAACCATAAATCATCAGGTGGAGAGAAGCGACCAAAGGCATAGCAAGGCCGTGCCCAGCGAGGCTCTCCCTTGTACACGACTTGAAGCCAGCCCTTCTTTGAACTCTCAGGTTGGGTGTCTTGTTGGCCAGACTCTGGCTGGATGATACGGGCAAGTGTCAGCATCACAAACTCCATAACGCATTGTTTCGCTCTGGCTTGTTACTGGTAATGAATTAAATCTGTTGCGGTTTTCTTGATTTTAAAAAAGCATGTGGCTACTTTGTTGGATATGTGGTTGAACGCATGACACGTTAAGACACTGAACATACGTACACTGACTTTCGTAAATCATGAAATCATTCAATCGCAATTGCGAGGACAACATGGATCAACAAAAAGTAGACAAAATCATCCAGTGTGCATTGGCTATAGCTTCCCAGGCTGACGACTTCAGAGATCGTGAATTGGGACCAATTCACCTGATCAAATACGTTTACCTTGCGGATTTGGCTTACGCACAATCTCATGATGGCGAAACATACACAGGAATCCCTTGGCAATTCTATCACTTTGGTCCATGGGATTTGGGGCTATTCCAGCATTTGGATGATGCAACTTCTCTCAACCACATCCAAAGAAGAGAAATCCAAAGCGAATATGACAAAGACTTTACCCGATGGCGCTATACCAACCGCCACGATGCTAGCATTGATGAAGAAGCATTCAGATCGCGCCTACCTGTTTCCATTTTTTCAACATTGAAAAACAACATAAAGCGTTTTGGACAAGATACGTACGAACTCTTGGATTTTGTTTACAAAACATCACCAATGTTGAACGCAGCTCCTGAAGAGTTTTTATCCTTTGACTTCAAAAAAACAACTCCCCTTCCATCCAGTCAAGAGGAAAAGCTCACTGCCAAGCAACAAAAAAAGAGAAAAGCCACCCTCAAAAAAATCCAGGAAAAGCTCGCAGAGAAGAGAAAAAAACCTCGCCGAAAAAGGCTAAAAAAGGCTGCCGAACCAGTGTACGATGAGGTTTTTGAGAAAGGTGTTGAGTGGCTTGATAGCCTTGCAGGGTCGCCAGTAGAGGAGCATTCTGGCAAAGTGCTTTTCGATGAAAATGTGTGGAAATCTCCAAGCAGAAGGAATACAGATGACGACTGCTAAACAATACCCTTCCGATTCGATTCAATTCAGTGTGGAAGCTGGAGGCGATCCATGGTGGGAAAAGACTGCAACCAAAGAAATAGAAAGGGGGCGGTTGGTTTGGGCTTTTTTACCACATGTAGATCAAATCCCCAGTATACTGCTCCCAGAAGGAAGAGACGATCCCACAGATCATAATTCAGCACTTTTCAGGATCAAATCACTGAACGTAAAAAAACCACCACCAGAAAGCAGAGACAGCTTACCAATAGCGGCAATGCCGAAGTTTGCAGGTGAGGTTTACAGCGTTCATAGAGCGAAGAAACGACCAGCTCTCCTCCTGTCCCGACCGATGGAAGAGGTGGATAAAAAAATGAGGCAGGGAATGGCAAGGATAAAAACGAATCCAACCTTGCTGTTGGTACCATCATACGGAGCAAAAGATTCAAGAACTTCAAAGGGATGGAATACAAAATTCCTCAAAAGAATGAGAAGAGGGCATTACCCACAGTTTATATGGGATATGCTTCCAATGCCAGGTACGACAACAGAATCCGTTTTTCGACTAGATCATCTGCAACCAATGGGTTCTCATCACCAAACATACGAACCAACCGAATACAAGTTAAGTGACACAGCACTACAAATAGTCGAGGATTGGTTTTTTTGGTACCTGACAGGTCTCATCGACGAAGAAAGCGAACTTGAAACAATCAGAGAGTTGTTGATGGAGTTGAAGGCTTAGTCAAACAAACTCCTACCGCCCAAACTCTACCTGCACCTTGAATGTATCTCCCCACCTTTGCTCAAGCTTGTACAAATACCAAAGCCCTTTGTATCGACCAAATGGAAACTTCACCTCATAGGATCTTCGGCAACTCACAAAGACATTCCCGTGAGTCCAGCAAGACAAGGTGGTACCGTACTTTTTTGCTCGCGGCTTTTGGATCTGCACGCCAGATGCCTTCGTCCCCTTGGCTCCTTTCCCACCACTCCCCTTCCCCAAGCCACCTGTAAATCCCGTTGGAGTCGTTGCCTGTCGAGGAACACCTTTCCCTCCAGGCAAAGCTCTCGCTGATGGCACAAAGGATGTCTGTCGTGGTACGAAGTACTTCTTCACATCCTTCCACTTGTATTGACCGCTCAACGTCCCCGAAAAGAGGCTCCCAATAGCAAGCCCCTTCGGGAGCAATCCAGCCTTTTGATCTTTCACCAACAACTCTCTGTTGATACGGTAGTTAAATCCCAGGTCCGAAGGCGGATTGTCACCATCACTTCCAGACAATACATCCTTGCGTTGTGCGCCTTTGTTCAACGTATCCGATGGTTGCACTGCACTCCCCACAGAACGTCTACCACGAGCATTCTTCTTGACGTCCTTGTGGTGTTGAATCTCTTTTCCAGCTGCGTCTTGCTTGTTCTCTCGCAAACTGATCCCACGAATCACGAGCTCCGCATTTGGACTCGTTGGATCGTATGCAGCCTGGTTGACAGAGACCAAACCAGGACTTTGGTATACAAACGATACAGTCCCCTTGTCCGCGATCAGATCGTCTTCAGGGACAACGTGGACTTTCTGTATGCCATCCGAAGAGTCTGGCTCCATGAAAAGACGAGCTCGGGCATTCACGAGATGGTTGACCTTCTTCTTTGCACCCCCATCTTTTTGTGTCTTTTTGCTCTTACCCATCAACAACCGAATCACAAAGTCATAGTCGTTTTCGTCTTCGTTTTGGCTGACATGGTTGCCATATGTGAACTCGTAATCCAGCTCTGGATGAATCTTGATCTGCTTGATTGCGATCCCATGCTCCGTCAGTATCCCCTCAACGATATCGCTGATCTTCAAATGGGAACGAAAGTGGAAGTCCCTGCTGTACAAGAATGGGAATCCCTTCACAGGGATCGCCGGATAGGTGACACGACCAGGCTTGCTTCGAGTCAACTTGAAGAGTTCTGTATGACAGACCATTTTAATTTCGGGCTTCCCATTATCCGGCAAGATCGGCTGGTACTTTGTGACAATCCCTTCAAACACCAAACGCTTTGTTGTTCGTCCAGGGATGTCCACAGCATATCCACCTGTAAATCGGCACTTCAGGCCTTCAATGACCTTCTCAATCCAGTATGTTGCCCCGTGCTTGAGTTGAAAGGAAAGTTGGTCGATCGCACTCTCCTCTTGCAAAAGTGACACAACCGAAGATCCCAGCTGCTTTGTCACGTCAAGGTACGTCCCTCTTTTGTCTGGATCCTCAAGCTCCAATTTACGATAAGGAGTCAACTCATGTTGTGGCATCAGAACAACTTCCTTTGTAGCTCAGCCTCTTCTTGAGTCGAGACCAAGGCATCCCGAAAGTCTTTGGGGATGATGATTGTCTCGCCGACACTCCAATCTTTGGCGCGCCTGATAGGATTGGCATCAGCAATAATCCACCAAAGCCCAGTATCATCGTAAAATGTATCAGCAAGAGAGTGATACAAAAAGTTCGGCCAATTCATGAGATCGGCTTGCGTGACTTTGTACTCAAGAGGATCATCACTCTCAAAGCGAGGACGAATGGCCGGCTCAAGTCCCCTGTTTGTTTGGTGTTGTTCATAGAAAGGCTCAACCATATTGGTCTCCTAGATGACCTGCGTAAGTAGTGTCGAAGCCAAGCCAAGTGTCGACTCTTGTGCTGCCAACGAAGCCCGCATCCGTTTGTTGATCCTGTTTGACGTCCCCTCTTCAAGCACGACCAGCTTGATGGGAACACTACATCTTTCGGGGACAAGCAAACCATTGAAGAGGATTTCGTTGATGGGTGCTGTCAAGAGCTTGCACTTCCACCAACGCACACCAAACACAAACAAACAATCTGGAGGTGGTTGGTTCGTCTCCTTCCCGCTGATCTGGTCAATCAGTCGTCCTCGTTGTCGGATAAAGGATTCGAGAACAGCCTCAACACCGAGCGTACCCACAAGAGGCGAAACGACTTTCACGAGGTTGGAGTCAACAGATCCTTGTGTCCGGTCAAAGAGAAGATCAAAGGAGATGAACTTCGGTCCACCAGAAGTCCATGTGACAATCGGCGCATCAAAGCCAGGTACATTGTCGATCTCATAATTTGGCTTCTTGTCAAACGTGATCTGGATGGGATTGAATTGGAAGGCCAACGCCAAAGGAACCTTTGTGTTGATCAACGCCCCTCTCACAGCACGAGCTCCAAAGGCATCCTGGATCGTCGTCATCAGTTGGCTCCTCTGAGCTCGGCGTCTTCCACAACACGCTTCAGGGCTGGCAACAATTCGCGAGCGAGCTCCTCAGCATCTTTGATCTGGGTCTCGATATTGATGGCCCCCTCTTCAAATTTAAAGATGAGCATCTTCTTTGCCGCCGAACCCTGGACTTGACGGGATTGACTCGCCATCTGCTTTTGTGTTCCAGCTTGAGAGAGCGCCGTTTGGCCAAGGTCACTCGCTTTGGGAGCAACCGCGCTCTGCTTCAGGGCTGGATTCATGAAACGCTTTGGGACACTAGGCATTTTGGATGTTGAGAAAGATTGTTGTGCCCTTTTCCTGGAAGCAATGAATCTGTCAGCAAAGCTCAGCATGGGCTTCGTGGGCTTTGAGCTTTGGCGTGCGTCGCTGACATCTTTGTTCCGTGCTGTGATAAAGGCCTGCACAGCCTTCCCAATGATCGGAACTCTCTTCAAACGCTGAAGTGCTGCATCAAGATACCCCATAAAGCCGCGCCACACCCACAACACACTGTCGCGAATATCTTGCCAAAGAGCCTTCACCAAAACGCCAGCGGCACGCCAGAGCATCGTGACAGTGCTTGTCATCCACTTCCACTTACTGACAAACCAGTTGATCACAGCACTCGCTTCCATTTTGAACTCGCGCCAAAGAGTCGAGAAAAAGGCCTTGAGGGGATTCCAATACGTCACAATGAGAAGAGGAATGCGCAAGAACCCAAGCCCCAAAAAGCTCAAGCTGAGGATCAACAAATCCAACCAAATCCCTGATCGCTTCATCCAGCCTGTCCAAGTGTCCCAATACCGAATGGCCAAGAACACAACCCCTACAAGAGCTACGATCCCAGCAACAACCAATCCAATAGGGTTGGCGTACATCGCCACGTTGAGTCCCGTGGTGGAAGCCGTCGCGGCTGTCTGTGCAGGGATCAGAAAGGTAAACAAAGTCGTGGCAATACGCTGGACACCAAGTACAAAAGCGGTCGTGGTTCCGATGATAAATTGAGGGATCATCAACGATATTTTCGCCAAAGCAAACGCACCGAAGATACCAATCACAGCACCGATCGCCTCACCAAACTTCCTCGCTTGGCGTCCACCTTTGCTGAAAAACCCAATCATCTCACCAACAGCCATCCCAACTTTGAACACGACCCCAATGAACGGAAAGATGATGTTCTTTGCTGTACTGAATCCCTTTCGGAGCCCGACAACCAAGCCCTCGATGAAGTTGAGAACCTCTATCTCGATCAGCGCTACACCCAACAGCAACGGACCAAGCACATTTTTGATGGCCTCTTTCGACATCTTTCCCTTCTTTGAAAGAGTCTCAAAAGCCCGGCCTATACCACCAAGAGAGAATTGCATGACCTTTAGCGTGAACCGAAAGACACTACCAATGAGGCCAAACGTAGCCCTAACCACAGGGGCTCCACGCTTGACAGCCCTCATGATACCGTTAACGAGACTTGCCATGTCCGACAGATCTTGTTTGACCTTCGGCTTGATGGCATCAAACAGCTCTATCTTGAGCGCTTCGACGGCGCTCTTGAAAATATCCATGCGGCCAGCGACTGTGTTCATCATCTTCTCATAGAGCTCCGCCGTCGTCATGGCCCCTGCCATTTTCCCCTGAACCTCCCCAAGGGACTTCCCTATCGCCTTAATGATCGCATTGAATGCAGGCCCAGTTCGCTTCCCAAAGAGTTTGAAGACCAAGTCTTGCCGCCTTGTTAACGGAGCTAAGCGTTGAAAAATAGTGATTAAGCCGTTGGTCTTGGGATTCAAATCAGCCATCGAAAGATTAAGGAAAGACAAAGATCGTGTGAGGTTTTTTGAGGGCGTCTGGATTGACGCCAGAACATTTCGCAGCCCAATACCCCCGGCCTGTCCGCGAAATCCACCTTTGGCAAATAACGCAAGGACCGTGACGGTCTCCTTGAGGCTTCGACCCGTTGCGGCCGCAACGGGTCCAGCTTGCCGCAACGCATCCTTCAGTTCAACCGCAGATGTGTTTGCCGCGTTCATTCCGGCCGTTAAGACATCTGTCACGCTCTTCGCTTCGCTGGCTTTGAGCCCAAATACATTAACTGTATCTGTAACCATCTGCGTTGACTTTTCCAACGTCAGCATGGCCCCACCAGCAAATTTCAAAGCTGGCCCAAGGACACTGATAGACGCATCAATCCCTAGCCCAGCCTGCCCCAGGATCTTGAAACCACGCGCAGCATCACGGGCTGCAAATGACGTCGTCGCCCCTAAGCGCTTAGCTTCGGCCCGGAGTCTCGCAACTCCTTCGGATTTGGCTCCCATTACACCAGCTGCAAATGTTAGCTGCTTATCAAAGTCCGCTCCTGTCTTGATCACATCCATCAACCCGGAGCTGATTCCTCGAATCCCACGTCGAATCCCACTAAAAACCCTCGCTGCAGTGATTCCTATCAACACATTGCGTAAGGCGCTCATGCTCGTACTGGCACTTCGAGTTCGTCTAGTTAAACGAGAAAGGCTTGCGGAGAGCTGCCCCGATGAGCTTGTAAATTGCCGAGCCGATCGCGAGGCTCCCTTTGCGTTTTGAGCAAATCGTTCGATCCCTTGTGGCTTGAGCTTCTTATCTCGCCTCGACATTTTATCGATGGATGTAGATAGAAGGTCGATTTCCTTGCGTATCTTTGCAGCGTTGGATGTTGCATTGTCTACCAATTTCACGATGAAACCGAAAACGAGATCTTCCACGACACTCTCCTTTGGTACAAGTATCCCCCTTGCCATTACCGGCAGAAAAAGAGGATGGTTGCTTTGGAAAAAGGCTCGTGCTAGTTTCTTCACATATTCTTACAACGGACAAAAAATGACAGGACAGGAGTCTAGCGCAATGGAGTATTACAGGGCGGATGCACGGAAAAGAACAGAGAAAAACAATGGCTGTTTGCTCTACGGATGTAGTTTGGTCCCTGCAGTATTCGTATGGGGAATTGTCTCAGTAATGGAGCCCACCTGGGGAATGCTCGGGAACATAATGCTCCTCGGGCTCATCTTTATCTATCTCGGGATCTCGCGGATGAATACAAAGCTCCCACCCGCCAAAATGAGCTTGGTTCTATGGCTATCCTTGCTCTGCGTTTCCGGCATCCTTTTTGCTCACCTCGGACGGATAGGCGAAGGAATCCAAAGGGAAGAAGAAAAACAGCTAGCCCAAAAGCAAAAAGATAAACAAGAAAAGCTAGCCAGGATAAAAAGCCTTATAAAAGAAGCTAAAAAAAGCATAACAACTTCAGATACATCAAAAGCATTCACCTTGCTACGCAAGGTCCATAGGGTGACCTCTGGAAAAAACGGCACCGCAAATCGTGTCCTCAAGGAGCTGAAACTCATAACCTCAAAGAAGTACCTGATCCAAGTGATAAAAAACATGAGCGAACAAGAGTATAGTAAATTCGAGAAGAATGGATACGTCGCTGCACGTCATAAAGTATCCACACCTGAAATCAACAACCTCCTCAAAAGAAAGTTACACCTCCTGAAAAACGAGGCAACAAAACTAAGAAGGCAGATGAAGAGAGAGAGAAGGCAGAGAGTCCAAAACTGGATAAATCAAGCAAATCATGTCGCTAGAAGTCGTGATCTGTGTGGGCGTCCTAAGGCTATAGCAAATGCATGGAATCTCCTCCGCAAAATTCGCAGACAGGATCGAGTTTACAAAAAAGCATCCAATGCAACAAAGAGGCTCGAAAGATGCAGGAGAAGGGCTGAAAGGGAATGGGGGCAGGCTCTTCGGGGGGTGATGAAAACCCAACGTTCCACTCACTGTGCTAAACTACACAAGATCATGGTTTCAAGGGGTATCCGTGTTTCCTGTCATGGAAAATACAGCGAAACTATAAAGTTTAAATGGGTACTCTTTTCACGATCTAGTTCAAGGGTCTTCCTGAAGCCGATTTTTCAAGGGCTTGAGAAGATAGGATTCCGTTACATTTATGTCGATAATTCCAGGAGAGCATGGAGCTACAAACTCCACCCCCAAGACGAAAGCAAAGCGGGAAAAATGATCTTGAACCAGATGGGGTTGGGCTCCCCACTAAAATTCCGCTACCCAGAGACAAAGACAAGGTAATCCCCTAAAGAAGGCTGACTTTAATGGGGCCGCCCTTTTTACGGGGCGGAGAGAGCCTTGAGCATCCAAACCTCCAAGGCGAGCGAGAGGCTGGCTTCAATGGGGCCGCCCCTTTTTATCGGGCGGAGAGGCTCGTGCGCAAGGCTACCGTTCGGAGGCGACCGTGAAAGCTTCAATGGGGCCGCCCTTTTTACGAGGCGGAGAGTCCTTCAAGATGCTTGTGGTCCTTTGGGTCTTTCAGCCTGCTTCAATGGGGCCGCCCTTTTTACGGGGCGGAGAGCAAGTGATCAGTAACTTAAAGGATCTTTTGATTCACCGTGGCTTCAATGGGGCCGCCCTTTTTATCGGGCGGAGAGAGAGTAAAACGGCCTCATTCACACTTATCGATTTTTTACCGACGGAACTGCTTCAATGGGGCCGCCCTTTTTATCGGGCGGAGAGCTACCGGGAATATTGTGGAGAGCGGTAATGCACATACTAGCTTCAATGGGGCCGCCCTTTTTATCGGGCGGAGAGCAGCAAAACACACAACCGACCCCCCTGTCTTCCTAGAAGAGATAGCTTCAATGGGGCCGCCCTTTTTTATCGGGCGGAGAGGGTTCACTTCCAAGTGTACACACCCAAAAGACTTTTTTCATCATATGCGAGCGTCTCACTTTTGCAACCCTTTTCAGCACTCCTCCAATGCAAAATAAGCCACACACACAACACCTATCCTCCTACAAAAAAAAAAGGAAAAATCATTTTGCGAGCGTCTCCAGAGTTTTGCTCACCACGTCGACGCTCGCACTTTCTTCTGTTCTTGTCATCCATGGATGTTTAGCTAGCTGGATTGCTTCATCAATGTAGGTGTTCAGATCACCATTTTCGAGGAGTATCTTGTACCATTTTGGTGTCTTCGTATGGTTTGGATCGGCTCTCCCTGCTCGTTGTTGAGAAGGGGTTCCCCACATACTGATCATAATCTCTCTCGTCACGGGATGACAGGCAACAAGACATCGCACAAAATCATCCCAGAGAGGACTAGGCTGCGTATCTTGCGCCATGACTCACCTCCCTCAGTTCATTCATCGTGACACAGATAGCCTTAAGAAGGCCACAGTCTGATTGAGTGGATGCCCACGCCTTGAAGGCTTGTAGGGTAGCTTCAAGCTCTCCGATCAAGGTTTGTTGTCCGTGGATTGTGAACGTGTCGAGGTTGTTGATGTGACGACATGTGGCTTGGTGAAGATCAGAGACGAGATCACGGTCGAGTCTGGGAAAGAGTCGACCTGTGTCCATCGCAATAATTGAATGGATCGCAACAAGTTCCCTTGGGGCTTCCCGGGGGTTATAGCCGAGGGAACCGGCGGTTTGACGGCGAATGTCAGGGTTGTGGTGAATAAGACGCTTGCGGATTTGGATCGAAGTGGATATCATGTCGATTACTCCATTCTGATAAAGGTTGAGAGTAAAAGCCTCGGAAGACCGACCAAAGTGCTCCGGGGCTTTTTTGTGTCTAGCTCATGGTGTTCACTATACACCAACACTTTAAGTGAAGTCAATCACAATGTTTACTTTTTATCAACACTCGCCTTCTTCCTCGACCTCTCTCTCGTTTTCCAATTCTTGCAACTTTTTCATCTCCAGAGCAAGCTCCGCCAAAAGCATTCTTCTTTCAGGACTCAAGTCGATTAAAACAGATTCAACAACAACTCCTTCGACACTCTCTTGCAGCAAGATAGATGGTGGGTACTGTAGCGCGTTGGCAATTTTGAACAATGTGGATAGTCGCATGTTTCCACTGCCATTTTCTATCTTATTCAATGCCGCTGGACTCATGTTGATAAGCCTAGCGAGCTCTCTTTGTCCTATGCCTCTGTTGTTTCGCGCATTTTTTATCGCATTGGTAACCATTATTAAGCGAAATTCCAAGTCCGCATCATCCATGTCAGCCTCCTAAGATCTGTGGATTTCTGAGAATAGATCAGATGACGAGGTTTCGCAAATTGGGCTTGACTTGTTAATGTGAATGACAATAATAGTGTTTGCAAAAAGTTAAACACCGAAAGAAGGAGGACAAGATGGATTTAGGTCAAAGAATCCGACAGGTCCGGGAGAAAAGAAATATCAGTCAAAGACAGGCAGCCATGTCCGCTGATATTTGCCCGGCTTCGTGGAATCGTCTGGAAGGCAAGGATTCCAATCCGACATACTCGACATTGAAGCGAGTCGCAGAGACGCTAGGCGTTCCAATTGCGATGTTGTTTTTTGTGGAGGTGGATTGAGATCAGAGTTGGAGATCAACAGGAGAACAGAGGGCTGTAGTTTGCCGACCGCACCCTCTGCGCTCCCATCAACAAGAAACAGGGAGAATATAAAATGAACGTTGTCAAAAAACAAGAAGATTCCGTTTTTGTCGAGCATGTCAGCTTTCTTGACACAGGCAAGGAGTTTGAGATCATCACCCAAGGCGACTTCAAAGGAGTTGCCCTTCGGCCCATCGTGGAAGATATGGGGCTCGATTGGAGTGCGCAACTCAAGAAGATCAAAAACCACCCAATCTTGAGCAAAGGTGTGGTCTTTATTGCCACACCTTCAAGTGGAGGGACACAAGAAACAGCATGTCTCAGCATTCGTCGCTTGCCATTTTACTTGGCCACGCTCAACACAAAACGGATCAAGAACCGAAGCATCCGTAATCGAGTTGAGCTGTATCAAGAATATGCTGCCGATGTAATCTTTGAAGCGACCTATGGACAGGCATTCCTGGAAGCTGATGTTCTTCAATTTCAACTCGAACAACAACGCAAAATCGTTGCCGAGCAATCCATCGAACTCCAGCATCTCCGCCTGCAGGGCTCCAATCTGAAGGTGCAGGGCGAACTGTTCGCCAATGCCGACATCCTTCCTGCACGGGCAAAGGTGCGGGGATTACTTGCGGCATACAGTGGCAAGGGGATCTCGATGGCGGCGATCTGTCGGCACTTGAAAGAAGAGACGGGATTTGACGCTCACAAGATACGCAAAAAGATCCAAGCGATGGGCGGAAAGGCCACCCTGCTGAATGTGATCACCGCGCACAAGTACGACGAGAAGGCACTAGGGATCCTTTGTCGTATGCTTCGGTAGTTCTTTCAGCCTCCAGTCCTTCCTTTTCCCCCTCCATGCTGCAAGCCCGCCACCATCAAAACAACCAAAGTGGATATCATCAACCTCCCAGGCAGACCCCCGGCAATGCTGGATCGAGACGTCGCAGAACTATACGAGACAACCACCGGTCAGACTAACAGGGCTGCCAAGCGAAATCCTCGACGCTTTCCGGAGCCAAGCTATCGGTTCAAGGCGGTCAAGTCAGAACTATGCCAAATTGGCACAGTCCTTCAAAAGCGAGGACTTACCATCTCGGGACCGCATCCTTGGCTATACACGCAACACGGTTGTAACGCGTTAGCCTTTGTTCTCAATTCCGACATTGCGATCGAACGCTCTGTCCAGATTGTTGAAACGTTCACAGCACTGGAACAAGGAAGGCTTGAAGAGTACATCGCCGAGAGAGTCGCGCAAGCGACTAGGGGTGATGAGATCAAACGACTCCTCCTTTTGGGTGCGCCTGCGGATTGGAGTGAGCGATTCCCTCGCGAATTCTGGGTCGAGCTTGCTCGCTTGCGACATTGGCACAAATACGATCCAGACAAGCACAACACGCCACAAGACGCAAAGTGGTGGGTCTCATGGACGATCTATCAACGTCTACCAAGCAATGTCTATGACGCGCTCAAAGAGATGAACCCGGCTGATGAGAACGGCAATCGCTCGCATAAACATCATCAATTTATGCGAACGAGTGACGGTGACGAGGTGTTGAAAAATTTGGTCAGAGAAGCACTTCGCTTCATGCGTACATCGATAGACTGGTCGGATTTTGCTTGGCGGTGGGATCAATTGAGGCCTCGGCCAGGACAACAGTTGAAAATGTTCCCAGCGCCAAAGCCAAGCCTGCAACCCGCCGTATAACCCACAGCACCAACAACCCCACCCCCATCTTCAGACATATTCTCATTTACCAAGAAAGGAAGGGGGGGGATATCACCCTCCCCTCAAAAAGAGATGCCAAAACCTAGGCATTGGACACAATACGCAAAACAAGAAAATAAAAACAATCCGGCATTTAGCGACATGTATGCGCTTAAGCGCACCCCCCTCTGAATCTGGAAGTCAGGAGACTTTTTGTTTGCACCTTGAAGCTTTGACGCTTTGGCTTGCGTCGATTTCTGCGGCTCGTGTCAAAGAAGAGACTCGCCCGATGCTACTCGGTACAAACCCTTGAACGACGTGCCTGGAATATAGGGAGCCTTGTTCCATGCAAGAAACATCAAGGACATACAGTACTTCAATAGGGCCGACCTGTTTACTGAACGAAAGGATAAAGTGTAAGCCTTACACCTTGGGTGGAGCATGCAGTACTTCAATCGGACCGCCCTATTTTAGGGGCAGAAAGACAGATGGTGCTACAAAGCAAGAACTTTTGTGTCCCCAAAGGTTTTGAACTCCCCAAGGGGTTTAGGGGATCTTTGCTGTAGCAGCATAGGATTTGTTTCGAACTCTTTCAAGTTGCCCATGAGTTCATCGGTCTTGTCTCTTTGTTCCCAATACTCTTTTACCGCTGCGTTGAATTTTTCAGCAAACATACTCGCCTCTATGAGGTACTTATCAGGAATGGGTCCATCTCCAGATAGGCCTTCTTTTTTTTGGGTTTCGACTGCCCACCTCTGGATTTCACGACCTATTTCCTCGACTCTTTGCGCTCTTTCTTCAAGTTCCACAATGGATTTTTCCAAAGCCCAAGTCCCAATAGATTGGATAAGAGTTGGGTTAATTTTCGTGCTGTAGTAAATGAAACCTACGATGCCAAGCGACAAAATGCCTATCATAGCTAAAATAGTACCAAAAAAGACGATAGGCGCTTCTATCGCGAAAAACACCATGTATGTCACCACAAAACCCAAAAAGAGAAGGCCCAACATCATGCGTGATTGCATTCGGAATGTTCCCCAAAGGGTATCTTTTGTCAGGGGAGGTTTTGGGTACTTTTTCATTCTTTCTCACCTCCTGGCATTACTGCGAGAGGAAAAACTTCACGCCACTTCGCCCTAAGCAAAGCGAACATGTTAAGAGTCAACAATATAGTTGATCCGGACATTAAAATCCAGGGAGCAACATGACGAAAGAAAAAGAAGATTGGTTTTGGTACGTTTGGAGGAAAGAGCCAGTTCGCAAAGGAAAGGCTCAACCAACTGAAAAACATACAAAGGCAAAAGAAAAGCGTTCCGTAGATCGTGTATTTTGACATTTGTCCAAATTCCTTTGGAACAAAGGAGTGGACGTTTTTCTCTGCTTCCTTCGCGGCTCTCTTTGCTTCCTTTCTTTTGCACAGCTCTATGGTGATAGCTACAGCTTGTTCGGTTGTGATTGTACGGTTTGGTGTGTTGAGATCGTCGCAGCCTACAGATTGGCCAATATCCTGAAACTCTTTCCACTCCAATTCCAGCTGCTTATAAAGAGCATGTGCTTTCAATGCGATCTCCTTCTTTCCTCTCCCTTATCTCCTACAAGCCGATATTTAAGGGAAATATCGGCTTGTTCAATGGTCTTTTTTTTTTCGGATGGAAAGGGATAACTTCCAAGCATTTACACCCAAAAGACTTTTTCCATCATATGTGAGTGTTTCACTTTTGCAACCCTTTTCTGTGCTCCTCCGACACGAACACCATCAAACCAAAAGACAACAGTTGCTTGGGGAAGGTTTTTGAGGACACAAGGATCAGTCACCGCTTACATGGCTACCACCACCGCTGCTGTGGAGAGGAACCACTTTTCTCAAACCTCCACCATCAACGACACCTCCGGATGCGGGTGTTGTAACTCTCTTTGTCCCGCCGCCAGTGTTTCCACCACCTATTGCGCCAACAACTCCGACAAGCTGTTGCAGCTTCGTCCCACCACCCGTGTTTCCACCATGACAACCAATGACAGCTGCATGAACATCTGCCACAAAAAACCCAGCGGCCAATACCAAACCAAAAATGAGCGTTCTCATCTTTTGCCTCCATGTACTCGAAAAATGTAGTTCGTGAGAGGAAGGTAAGGATCGGTTGGGCAGAAGGCAAGACAGATGACCTGGCCACTTGGTGGGCTGGGCAGAAAAACAGAGCTCCAGCTTTGACTCCGCTCCCCCTTCTGCGCTTTCCGAAATTCGTAGACACTTCCCCCAACATACTCCGCTCTTCCCCCAACCTTTCACAAACATCAGACATATTCTCATTTCATCTTGAATTTTTCCATGATATAACCCACCCATCATATAAAACAAGGATTTTGCGTTGAAGCTGACCTTCCCCTCCAACAACAGAAAGGGAAACCCCCGATGACATCAAGTGCGTATATGGCATTCGCTGTTTGCATGTTTGCAATAGCTGGCTTGCTCTTGCTTTTTTTCAGGAGCAGAGAAACGATTACTGAGAAAGATGAAATTCTCTCTCAACAACACGAGCTCCTCGTCCAAATGCAACAAGCCTTAAAGAAGTACGGTCCTATCATTGATTTAGAACAGGAGCAACAACACCTTACCCAACACAACGCATCAATCAAGACAAAGATCAAGCAAGAACAAGCAAGATGGAATAGAGAACATCACCAACTCTTGGAGAAGCAACGTCAGCTACAAGAAAGCGTTTCTCTCTTGGAGGAAGAGGAATACATCCAATCATTCGGCTTGTACAAACATCGTTATGATTTTGGTTCATCCAATCGCTACAAATTAAAACTTACGGAGGTGAGGGACGAACAAAAGAGGCTTATCAAAAACGGAACAGCTGCTCGTTGCAATACAGATTGGCACGTTGGTGAGAGCCGTAAAAAGGGGAAGAAGCTCACAAACGACTTTCTCAAATTGCTATTAAGGGCCTTTAATGGGGAGTGTGACGTAGCCATCTCCAAGGTGAAATACAACAATGTCGATAGCACGGAGAAAAGGATCGAAAAATCCTGGGAAGCCTTGAACAAGCTCGGACAGCACTACCATACTGAAATCACGAGAGAGTACGTACACCTCAAACTTCAAGAGTTGTTCTTGGTCCACGAATACCAAGAGAAGAAACAGGAGGAAAAAGAAGAGGCCAAAAGGATCAAGGAAGAAATGCGAGAGGAAGAGAAGCTCCTCAAGGCCCTCGAAAAAGAAGAGAAGCAAGCCCAAAAAGAAGAGGAACGATATATCAAGGCCCTCGAAAAGGCTAGAGCTGAGGCAAGAAAAGCAAGCCAAGACAAAATGAATGCGTACGATGCGAAGATAAGGCAACTCGAAGTTCTCTTGGCCGAAGCCGCGGAGAGAAAAGAGAGAGCTGTATCTCAAGCCCAGCTCACAAAGTCGGGCTTTGTCTACGTCATTTCGAATGTCGGATCTTTTGGTGAAAACGTCTTCAAGATCGGATTGACACGACGCCTCGAACCCAACGATCGAGTGAGAGAGCTGGGAGGCGCATCAGTACCATTCCCCTTTGATGTCCACGCATTCATCTACTCCCATGATGCTCCTGGACTTGAGAACAAAATACACAAAGCACTTCACAACTACAGGATCAACTGGGTGAACAACCGCAAAGAGTTCTTTCGAGTTCCTCTCAAAACAATTGAGCAGGTTGTGTACCAGCATCAAAATGACATCGCAAAGCGCTTTGAATTTGAATACTTCCCCCAGGCTGAGGAGTTCAGAAAGTCCGAATCCGCAAGGTTGGCCGAAGCACAAACCACGGTGCAGGGTGCCTTTTGAAACCAAGAATCTGAATTGTGAGCATAATCTCCCCGATCGGCAATCAGAGAAAATGAAATGGAGACACAACATTGGTATCACCGAAGCAAGCATCGCAGAAAAGAACAAATGACTTGTTCCTCACCCGTCTGCAATCCCCCACCTAGAACAGAACTCTAAACACATAAAAAGACAAATCGTCATACGCAATGAATATTTTGGAATATTTATTGCATGAAAACTAGGAGGGATAAAAAACTTGCTTGGACCTTGATAGACGAAACCAAGCATGCTATTTTCCTCAAATCCAACCAGAGAGAAGGAAAAACAAAGCGATGTTGTCACAAAAAAAAGAAGATATCAACCAAATACAAACCCTTTTGAACCAAAATTCCGATTTTGGCCCAATGCGTGCAAAAGCTTTGGCAGAAAAATGGGCACAGAACTCTCCAACGGACCCATACGCTAGGTTGGCTTTGGGCCTATGTTATGGGGTCGCGAAAAAATATGACAAGGCATTGAGTGAATTCAGAAAAGCCCGGAACTTTTCTCCCGACCTGTACTTGGCTTGGCTAAACGAATCAAAAACACTCATTTTCCAAGGGAGATATGATGAATCCCTTGAGATTATGAAACAAGGTTTGCAACTTGCACCAACATCCCTTGATGAAGCAAAAGGAAAAAGGACCATGGCCCTTGCTCTCGTAGAGGCTGGTTCCTTTGATGGGGCTGTGTCAGTTCTTCAAGATGTCATAGCTTTGGGTATGAAAGATGTAATGTTTGGCGCAGTATTGTTGGCTCAAGGCAAAATTTTGGACTCTTTGGAGGCACTCTCGGAATCACTGCATTCACCTGCTATACCTGATATTTTGGTAGGTGGTTCTCATAATGAAGTTTGTCCCACCAACCATATGCTTGATTTCATCTCCGAAAAGTTTCTTTCTCTTTTGAGAATGGGCTTCACACCAAAACAAATTCAACCACTACTGACAACTCCACCTACAAACTACAAGCCTGGGACTTTCGAGTATGTGAAGTGGTGGAAAAATGAAACAAGTGGGGAGAGTTGGGAAAAAGGGCTCCAAGAATCCTTGGAAAACCCCATAGAGGATCGCTATGGGATAACCCACGAAAAGATGGAGAAAGTTTGGCAAGATGCAATGATGCTTTTGGAAGAAAAGCATCATAATCCAAACGAATACGTGTCCAAGATTTCAGAAAGGATGATGGAAATGCTGGAGGAAAAACCAAACAACGAATTTCCTCGTTCGTTGATCGAAAAAGGAACCCCAAAAAATGACTAGCTGTCCTGATTGGTTTGATGATGCAGCAGAACGAAAAACCCCAGAATTCTCAAATAGAGTCTACTCTGCATTGGTTCATGCACGAACCAATTCCATGTCCTCAATTCCTGAAAATGCAGACATCATGAGTTGGCACAAACAGATTTTCATGGGAATTGCACCTCTTGAAATTTATGCAGGAAACTACAGACAAGATACACCGAAGGAACCCTGCTTGGCGGTCAACGTCTCCGTTGGCAACGTGCCAGGCGCTTCATACACAATCGTTCCGACAGTGATGGTGAACTTCTTCAACGACCTAGGCAGAGAAATGAAATCACTAGAACTCCAGTGGACAGAGATTTCAGCAGTTGAAAAGCTGAGAAGAGTTTCGAGCCTAGTGGCTGTCGCTGTAGGTGAATTCATACGCATCCATCCGTTTGTAAACGGAAATGGGCGAATGTCCAGAACCCTATGGAATGTCCTTCTTCACCGCATGGGTTTTCCTGCGGAAGTAAGTGTTATTAACAGGCCTGATCCTCCGTACAACAACCTGATGAAACAAGCAATGCAAGGGAACTACGCACCTTTGGTCGTGTACCTTTTCGACACTATCGCAACCACCCCCCCCAAAACCAACTTACCAAGTTAGCAAAGCCAGCCCCCCCGCACATAGGCCTTCCAACCCCTCACCCTTCCACGATACAAAGAAACCACAATGGTTTCTGGCAATACACTCTTTTCTCATTGCTAATGATGCATTCATTTCGTAAAACATCCGAGACAACAACTTCCAAAAAGAATATCAAAGTCGGTTCTTCCCCGAAAACAATTCCAGCAGAGGTAAGTTCGTCGACTTTCAGACATCCAGAACCGAATGAATGTGGGTTTATTTTTCAACACTTGGACATTGGGAGAGTATGTAGGTAGAACTTTTTTTCATTTATGTGGCTCAAAAAATACCAAATGGCTTATGTACTAATTGAAGGCCGTTGGTAAATGAAAATGCAGACATGCAAGAAGATCAACGAGAGATCGCTAAAAAACGAAAACACACTTCTACCCATTATGCAGGATGCTTTTATGAAAAAACAGGCACCTTGGGAACAAGATGATATTTGCGATTTCTACGACTCTCACAAAAGTCGGTTGGAATACTACGTCTGCAAAAAACTCACAGGCCTTGCTGGTCGTGAAGTTGCAATAAGCGGATTAAGTGTGGAAGACTTTCTGGGTGAAGCAGTCGTGAGAATCATCGAACAGCTTGATGCAGGTGCCTTTTATGACTGCCAGTACAAGCTAAGCACAATCTTTTCCAGAACAATCGACTATGTGATTTTCGGACACCTTGAGCGTGTTCCCACTCATCAGTACTTTGAGGAACACTCAGATGAAAATGGTGGAGTTTACGAACGTCCTGACATGGCTGAAGTGATAGCAGCTTTATGCCACGGATACCAACTAAAAAAAACGTTCGAGGACAAAGGCGATCCTTACTTGCTCAAAGTTCTCGAATTTACAAGTAAAAATGGTACAAAAAAACCACAAGTCGTTGCATCAGAGCTTGAGATACCAGTCGCAGTTGTCAAAAACTTGCTTAGAAGACTTGATAGGGCTGAGAAAAGCAGAAGAAGCCCGAACGAGGAAAAGTAAAGGACACCGCTGGAGCAATAATTCCAGCGCGATAAAAGGAGCAGGAGAATGGAAAAAAAGCCAGTCGATAAAGCTCTTCTTTGGTTTATAGAGGAACAAGGTGAGGACGAGTTGGAGTGTCGAATTTTTGCGATGTCTGAATCCGAAGCTGAAGAAGAACTGAAGCACTACAAACTTCGCAATCGACTGAATTCCAAAGAGAGACCCAACGGGCGAACAGACAGCTACACAGAGTTACTTCCTCCCCAGATTTCATCAGATCTTTTTGCGAATTGGGCTGAAAGTTCCAACGATCTCATCGAGAAAGCGCTATTGTTGGGAGTCGCTAGCATTTTGAGAATCATAGAGGATGTCCCTGAAAAGTTCAAAGACTCAAACTACATAGCTTATATACTTCGACGTTGCGTCATCGCAATAAAAACGTCATCGGGCGAGGGGCGACGTTACACGACAACGGAACACACCTTGGCAGACTTTTTGTCAGAAGTGCTGACAATTATTCAAGGAAACAGACAGCAATTCCATGTTGATGACAGTTTCATTGAGTTGTCATTCGAACTCGAGTTCAAAGTGCTCCAAAAAACAGAAACCGTTGCCGCAAAACTACCATCAGACAACTCATTACAAAAAACCTTGAATGGGCTGAAACAACGACTAGATGGTTTTCAATCAACAACATCTGCCATGATGGTGTAAGGAGGCCCCCAAAAAAAACAGCCGCATCATTACGACTACGGCCATTTGGTCAAACCCTTCGTCCAAATAGTCGTACGATATCCAGATAAAGAACGTGACCTTAAAAACAGTGGTATGTTGGAGAGGGTACACATTTTTTCTCTGGGTGTCAAGTCAAACAAGGTGAGGGAATGCAGAAAGGAGTGCTCTATCATGAGTCACAAATACCCTCCTGCGCCCGAAGGATATGAGTATATCTTCGTCACGCATTACAAGCATGCAAAGACAGGAAAAACACTCTACGCCAAACACTATGGGAAAAAGGTCTTTTGCCTTCTTGTCCCCATAGATAGGGCCTCGAAAGACTGATTTGACTTTTTGGCTTTACCTAGGGGCTTCGGCCCCTTGTTTTTAACAATCACGCTACAGGAGAAAAAGATGGCACAGTGTACATATTGTGGAAGCAGTCGCAGCATCGAACAAGATCACGTTCGAGCGCAAAGCAAAGGCGGTGTGACAACCGTTCCAGCTTGTCGAGTCTGCAATAGGATGAAAGGCGATAAATCGCTGAGTGAGTTTATACGATGGGTGAAAAGAAACGACCCCTACCGCGCACAACGTATGCGTGAACACAATAAAGGGAAGAGAGGAAAAATCGCACAAACCATCCGCAACAACCTCAACTGATTCTCTCACCTCATCACATCCCCAACTCCACCCTCGACAAAATCCCCTTTACCCAAAGTCACAAGGGGGATTTTGTCTTTTTACCTTCCTTCCCACACAAAACTCCCTTACCCCTTCGAACTCCACAGCTTGACCATCAGTTCGGTCAGATGCTGAAATTTTTTTTCCTCATGCTCAATATCTCGAAGAATACGAGACACCCACAACGTCCGCTCCTCCACACTCAAGTCCTCTACCCATCCCACCGGGTTCGAAGTCCTCGACGAAATCAAATACAAATGCTCCACCCTCGACAACACACAAGCCTTGTCCCACCACTTTTGCTCTTCCTCCTCTTGTGGTGATGGCTTGCCCCCACCCCGATATTCACTTCCATCCCGAGACCGAGCACGCTCCCAAGGCGACAGAACAGGCCCCTGAAGCAACACTCGACCAAGGAGACTTACTTCACCATGGGATGGAAGTTGGTAGGGTCCACATCAAGCTTCATGTCTGAACTGCAATGGTTGCACTCGTGGGTGTACATGAAGTCAAGATGAGGCAGCCTGGCAAACGCACCCCGGATCAACCCTCGATCAGCGGAATCCAAAGAGTCTACCAGTTCCATACCTTCCATCTGCATACTGCCCTCTTCGAGATCGGCAAGCTTGTGCCACACCCCATCGACCTCTCCCCAGCTCTCGACACGCACAAGGGCATCCCCAATTACGCGCATGTTGAAGTTCACGCGATTGTTGGGTGAGTAGTATTCTTCATGGCGGATGTGATCGCCCAACGTGACAGGACGAAAGAAATACTTGTTCCACACCTTCCCCATATAGGGGAGATTTTCCTGTGGGTTGGAGCCTGCCTCTCGCAAAAAGCCCGTGCGCAGCTGCACACCAAACTCTGACGACATGTCCTCCTCAGACCGCTTCACCTTCAGCGTGGAGAGATCGGCCTCAATCAGATCGTTTTTTCGACACTCAGAACAACGATGCTTCCCCATATCCAAAGTGTTTCCGTGCGTGTGCATGTGAGAAAGAAAGAACACAAAGTCCACATCTCTCATGGGGATAGCCAACACCGCCTTCGGGACCTTCCTGAACTTGGAAGCGCGAAACTCTTCATAGACTTCATGCTCACCGATCCTCTCGATCAACGAAGAGATCAATCGCCCCATCCACTGAAAGGGGTGATTCCCGCGATAGTTTTCGTTGGCGAGGATTGTCTCTGTCACGCTCGATGATTTGCGAAGCTCCAAACTCTTCTCTCTCTCCCCACCATCGACGGAGATCCCCAATAGCAACTCACTCTTGAATCCATAAATGTCTGACGCCATGTCCTTTTCCTCTTGGTGATGTTTGAAAAAAGGGATCGCTGCAGCAATCCCCAAGTGTAAGGAGAGACCTCCTCAACATGCAGGAACGACTTACAATGTGTAGGGTCGGGAAGTTGCCTGGATGAAGACGCCCCCAACAGGATATCTTGGAAAATCAGAACGTGTCAGGAGGCTGTGTCATGTAATCTGAGTCGGAAGAACAACGGGGATGATTACTGAGATCGGAGGAGGGACAGGTGCTAGATGCGAGCTTGTTGGTTGTAGGTGATCTTTGTAAAGTCAACTTTGCACTCGTATGTCTGCTCGGACTTGTTGCTTTCGTTGATGTTCATGTCAGACAAGGAGAACTTCCTCATCAAGAGCCCTTGGAACTTGATCTTCGTGACAACCTGGCCGAACCTGTACTGGATCAAGGTACCGTTGTACTTCTTGCCAGTCCCTACCATCTTCTCGAAGAAATCACCAAAGACCTGATCATCATTCGAACCATCTCGTGTCCGAGAGATCGTCAAGTCACCGTGCTTGAGCACCCCGTCAGAAAAGTAAAATGTACGGTTTGTCCCACCATCAACCATCTCCAACTCACCAGTTTCCTTTGAGATCCCAGAGACCTTTTCGATGTGTGGACTTGTGAGACCAGGCAGCTCCATCACCCAGCCGTTATTTGGAATTGCATCCTGCGGAAATTGTTCGGACATCTTGTATCTCCTGGTTTATGCACACTCCACAAAGGAAGAGAAGAACATAAAGGCACAAATGGATCAGGCGTCTACCACCTGGATACCATCGCGGGTTTGAATGAGGTTGACAGCAACCTCTTCGGCGATCTCAGCTGGACGATATGCGACATCACATACCATGCGACGCTGCTGGACGGTGCGTTGTGGGTTGTTGGATTCATCACACACAACAGCGACATTGTTGCCAAATCCACCAGACTTTTCAAAGGCATTCTGGTTGTCGAGTTGCTCCATAAAGTCGATGACAGAATCACGAAGCCGTCGACGTGTATCGGGGTTGTTCCCTTCTTGTTCGAGATCGCCAAGAGACTCCTGGAAGCTGACCTTGATGTGGTTGGTCAAAAGCCGAACGTGGATCGAGAGCCACTTGTTTTCGGTCGACATCGTGCGGCTGGTCTTGACATAGAATCCACTCTTGGACTCGAAGACGATGGAGTTGATGTGTGTGTCGTTGGCAAGCTCTTTCAACTGCGGTTGGCTGTAAATGGCATCATCCACAGACAGAACATCCAACAGGAACGTCGACTTACCCGCTGGCGCTGTATGTACGATGTCACCACGAGAACGAGGTTTCCGAATGTATGCAGCTCCAATCACGTGTCCGATCACGGGGACTTTGATTGCTCCACCAAAGCCATCGTTGACTTCACAGTACGAACGATATCCAGCAATGAAACTCTTTCCTTTTCGGAGGGATGCAAAGTCTGCTTTGATAGCTGCGATGGACGCACCTTGTGGCGTTTGAAACACACCAAGAACATCAGCACGACCAGCACAATACGATTCGAGTGAGCCTGCCCACATAGCGTCATCCAGATCGAAGTTGGTAATGACTTGCGTGTCCAAACCATTGAACGAGGCGAGACCACCCTCATAATCAGAATTGGTCGGTGAGGCCACTGCGTCTTTGCCAACTGTCCCACTGGAGAGCGCTGTCTCATTGGAGGACACATCAGGCACACCGGAATCACCTCCCTCAATGTTGACAACGACGTACTCCGATCCTTGCGTTGGGTTGTTGAGCACAGACACAACATTGCTCGCATCCAGACCTGTCCACCGCTCAACCTCGACAGCTGTTGTTGATCCGGGTTCTTTGTAACGAACAGAGAGATCGCGTTTGTTGCTGTCTGTGAGATTGGCAGAGAGAAAAAGGTACACGCTCCCGTTCGCCCAAGCACCAGGATCCTGTCTCCCGAGAAAACCAGCGGTGAATGTCCAGACATCAGTGGAGCTGCGTTGCAGTGTGACAAACGCTGGTGTTGGTGCTGCGGAACCTGTGTTTGTTCCGTTTGTCGTCCCGACAACGTGCCCCAACTTGCTGACAGCAGCACCAGACTTGATGTCAACTTCGCCACTCACCCCTGTTTGTGTCCCTGTGAATCGGACTTTTCCACCATCGCTTAAGACATTGAGAGCGGTTGTAGCTGCTTCCACGATGGCCTTGACTTCAGCGACAGTCACCTTCTTGATGTTTGTGACATTCCCTGTCCCCAGAGACGTACCGGCAGTGAGACCAAGTCCCGCAAGTGCTGTCCCTCCAGCAAGGATCTCGATACTCGAAGACGTCCCAAAGACATCAGAAAGGATTTGAACTTCGCCACCGGAAGCCTTCGCCGAAAAACCTTCTCCAGCTGCGTTGATCTCAACAAGCACGTCGTTGATGGCCTGTGCAGCCGCTGTAAATATGACATCGATCTGTTTGCCTTCAACCCGAAAGGACAAAGTCTCTCCACCAGCAAACGATGTGGGAAATGTACCACCGTTCCCAACAACGCTCGCCTTCGTCGCGAGAAAGGTCGCAGTCTCATCCCCACCATTATCGGTATCGATCACGATGTCATCATTGGGTGCCAGGGCAAAAGGCTCGACAACAGATCCCAAAATGGTCGCGGCGATTGCGGCGTTCATCGCAGATGTAGTGATCCTGGTACCGTACAGAACAGCACCATACTGTCCAGCATTCTTGAACAGTCCTCGCATACAGTAGCCAGCTTTGTACTTTTTGCTCAGACCTCCCCAGACCTGGCGACAACGCCCCAGAGATGTTGCACGGACAGCAACATTCAATGGACCTCTGGGGCTCTCGAAGACAGCTCCAACTTGCCCAATGGGAGGTGCGCCCACAAGGGGTGTGTCAACAACATCTCTTTCCTGGACATTCAGTCCGATGGCCGTTGCTTGTGTCATGCCTCTATCCTTTCAGAAGAAAAAGAAAAACGTGATGGCCAGGAAGACAGTTCCTGCGCGCACTGACGTCTCGTAAGACCCTCCCCTCTCTTACTCATTCATCTATTTTTGGTTGCGGTATAACATCAAAGGAGTGGTTCTTCTGGTCCCTTGGCCTCTACATTGATCTCGAATGTTACGACAACTGGAGTTTGCTTTCGAGGATTGATGCCTGTACCGTCGTAATTTCCGCCGTTGTAGTTGTCCCCTTCAAATGCTTCGACATCCCAAGCGATAGGCACCCGACGCAACGTGAAGGGATACGTCGTCGCAAACTCACCACGCTCGATGAGCGGATCATCCACAGGCTCTCCACGTGTCACCTCGAATGTTCGCGTCGAGATCTGCAACCCTCTCTCGCTTGGGGATTGTTCGACCCTGAAGAGTCCTTCAACAAACATCTTCAGAGCACTGTGATTGTCAAAGCGCTTGGTCAACGTCGCGATCTGGAAAGGAAAGTCGTAGTGACTAGCTGGTCGCCTGACCTGCTGCTCCTTTCCCGCATCTCGTCCAATCACCTCATACACAGGAAATGTCGCCAGCAACTCACTCGCAGTTCCGCCAATGACCCTCAACGTCGAAGAGCTTCCAACCTCATCATGAATAACACGCACAACACCTCCACTCACAACAGACGCGCTCACGCCAGCTGTCGCGTCAATGACAGCTGCAACTTCGGCAGGTGTTGGGTTGATGATATCCGCAAAGTCCGAGGTTTGAAAATGAACTGTCAGGCTCTCTTCATTGTATACTCCACCAACAGAAAATCCACGTTTGAGAATCAATGTTTGTCCATCTGACAGGTGAGGTGAGATGGCTCCAAACCCATCGAGATACGGCGCCTCGGCAGTCACATCGACTAGGCACTTTACGGATTCTTGAACGCGCCAACCGGACGACTCCTGAGGACGTCTCGTTGTCAGGATAACACCTGGAAATCTCTTTTTGTTTGGTGGATTTCGAAGCTCTGGTTGTGTGTTGAAAAAGGTATACTGCGCCTTCAACCCTCCATCGTTTGTGAAGATGGTCTGTGATTTGATGGAGTCGATCAAGTGGTTCCACACCTCAAAAAAACTCTTTGGAAATGAAAAGCTCATCTACTTGCCCTCAAAATATTCACGAGCTTCCTTCTCAAATTCTTCTTTGATCAGCTTGATAAGTTCTTCTTTGACAGCCTCCGCTGTTTTTCGCAGAATGGGACGGGGTGGGATATTCCGTGAAGGAGAGCCAAACTCAATCACTTTGAGTAGATCTTCCAAGAGAATCCCTGTACTTGTATGCCTCTGTCCCTTCGGAGGTGCAACGACATGCGCCCCACTCTCCTCCAGCCTTTGTACTTGCAGCGATCCGATGAGTTCGCGTGTCGCCAAGAGAATCCTTCGATCCAACCCCTCCCTCTTTTTATGCGCAAGATAGGCCGCTGACAACGGTGCCAAGCCAAGTTTTTTGTTCCTCCAATTTCGCTTGAGCTCTTTGAGAAAGCGCTTGGCCACCTTCTCTTGTATCTTCTTGCCACGGCTCTTGAGAAAGGCTGGCATCTTTTTGGCCACATGCTCCAAAAGATTCAGATTGCCTTCCTGGATGATCTCAATTCCCATCTTCTTTATCCGTAATGACCGGGGTTATCTTCCTGGGGTTTTCTCAAAGAGCACCAACAGCATGTGATGATGCTTGAGGTGTTGGTCTTTGGGAGCCCTTGAACAGCCTCTATGCGATACTCTTCCCCCGTCTCAAGTCTGAAGAACCCATTATCGCGATTGATGGTGATGCCCTGTTCGATAAGGGCCTGTGTCGGGAGATTGACACGCACATCATATTCCCCTTCGAACTCATCGCCGACCTTTGGGATACGCTTGGCTTTGTGTGGCTTTTGCCTGATGAAAAAAGGAATACGCCACATCTGCGTCTTGGGGTGCTCCGAATCGTTTGTCTCTTCAACAAAACCAAAGTTTGCGTTGATCGTCGAGCCTCCGAATGTGGGTCCATCGAGAATCACCTCGTGATACTCGATCTCCTGTTCGAAGTCTTCAAACTCATCGAGCATGTCTTCGCGACATTCCAAGAGATCTTGTTGTTTCATGAGCCTTCAAACTCCTTTATAAACTCGCCACATAAGATCGCCCAACGACACCATGTGCGGCTTCGAGTCGGGCTTGGGCTTCAGCTCGCAACTCCTTTTCGTTAAAGCGGATCTCTGGAATTCCCTCTGTGTCTACAATCGTTTTGCCCCGCAATTCTTTGGTCAGGATCTCGTTGATCGCCAAGTACATAGCGTAATCAATCACAGCACGTCTGTACGTCCCAACACCAATGACATCATTCTCTTCGGGGATACCGTAGTAACGAAGAACAAAAGGACCAGCTTGTAAAGCACGCTCAACAACCACCTGGCCTCGACTCCTCACAAACGGAAGATGACCACTGTACAACCCAAGCACGTAAAGATATCGTCTGTGAACCTTCCAAGAACCACAGAAGACACCAAGTCCTTGGCTATGATCCATCCGGGCTTCTTCAAAGACCTCATCGCCCTGCTCAATCGAGGTGACCTTTCGGATCTTTGAAGTACTCTCGCTCCCCAAATACAAACGTCCATTGGCCGGAATCATAAGTGTTGAGTCCTCCAACTCAATGGGGTCGGCTCTTCCCAGCCACCACAACGCGCTGTCGATCAACTCTCCAAGCCTAGCTGTGTTCCCGTCAGGATCTTTGGGATCAGCTGGATTGGGAAAGTAACGTCGCACCTTCTTGGGTGTGAGTGACTCGCGAAGTTGAGAGAGAAGAGAGCGATCCTGGGGCATGGTTGAAGGCATCTCGCTATGTTGGGATGGATTGAAGACAGTGTTGAATTACAAATTGAATTGCTGTTTGAGCCACGTGTAGGTCGCTTTGTAGCCTTCGCTCATCAGCTTGTCGACGATCGCAACGTCATACAGTTCGGAGAACTCCTGAAGAGCCTTAGCGCCAGCGTTGTACGGCGGGAACTTATCCCCTTCTTTCAGTTCCAAAGAGGAAACAGGTTGTTCGTTTTCTTCGATTTCCTTTTGCTCATCGAGCGCTGTAACAGACTCCTCCTCGGTCGGAGTTTGTGAAGACTCCTCCTCGCTTTCGCTGGATTTGGTGGAAGAAGAGACAGGCTCGACTGTGCTCTTTGGCTCATCGCTCTTTGGTGGAGAATCAGAAGAAACCACAACATCTTCTTTGACATGTGAATCTGTGGGTGTGGAAGCTGAAGAGGACGCAGGTTCACCAACACTCATCCCCTCGTCTTCCTTCGACTCACGAGATGTCTTTGTCTCCAAAGCGTCCTTCGAATTCTCTGCCGAATTGAGCTCAGTCACAACAGGTTCTTTCTTTCTGTCATCAAGAGGCTCAGCAGTCTTGTTGTGATGGTCTGTGGAGATGTTGGTGGCTGGGGTTGGGGGCTTTGGCTTTGGTTGGTTTTCTTTATCGAGGAGCTCCAACAACTGCTCTGTGGAGAGTTCTTCTCCTTGGCTGTTAAAGCAGCGCGCCCGATCGTGAAGCTGCAGGGTGCCCATCGCTTCGTGGATAGATGTGGTAGCCTTCAACAAGGCTGGTGGATTCATCGTCAAGCCTCGGATAATCGCGGGGCGGTCTCCTGTCAATCGGACTTCAAATTTCATGATGTATCTCCAAGGAAAAGTGCCAACAAACTAAGAAGCTCAGCAGTTCCCCACAGACAATGTGAAGAACAACAGAGCCCCTCAACGGGGCTCATCTGGTTACGAACGGAAGAAGGTGACCAAGGAGAACTTTTCAACGAGAGGTGTTGCAATGGCGTCTTCTTGGTAAGCGTAGTACTCTTCGCCGCCAATCAGTTGCCCAGAACTGTTTCGAGATTCGACAGGTCCGCGAAGGTTCATCGGCTCGTAATTCTGGAATGCCACACCATCACGGTGCCCAACAACAGAGAAGTCATCAGGGAAGATCTTGGAGCCCCAGTGTGCAAGACCAGCGGTGTACCCATAATTGCCTTCCATCACGTTGGCGTCGGCAGTGTAACCATTGCGTCGACCGTCAGTTTGGTAAGCACGAGCTTGCTTCATGAGCTCGGACATTGTGACGGAAGCGAGCAACGTTGTCGCATCGTAGAATCCCACGTCACTGATGCGTCCACTTGAGAGCGCTGCACGTTGGTCTGAGATGTTGAACAGCAAGGCGTTCATGTGTTGCTCTTGTTCTCTGCCCGATGGAAGAGACAGATCGAAGCGCTTCTCCTTGTCAGCTTTGAAACCGATGACTTCAATCGCGTCGTTCGCAACAGTCGGGGGAGCGAGGGGGACACCTGAGATATCAACAAAGGTGATCTTCGAAGTGCTGTGTTCGAGGACGTAGAAATAAGCATTCCCAGGACCACCACCTGTTTTGGATGTCCCATACTCAGGGACATTTGTCCGGTCAGATGAGCTTGTTCCCAACTTCACGGAAAGAGGCGAACGAGAATCGTTGGGAACGATCGTGCTTGTGTTTGCGTCTGTCGTTCCGATGATTCTGTATGTGGACGTTGCACCGAGGGTGTTGATTGTCTTTGTGAATTGACTGGCGCCGTGCATTGCCGCTGCACGAATCCACTCGTAGAAGATATCCATGAGGATGGAGCGTTGGATCTCTTGCGTGAGATTCTTAAGCGCCATCGCTGTTCCTGTGATATCGGTGCGACGCTTCGATCGTGTAATGAATTCGAGGGAGAGAGTGGCGCTGAGTTTGCGAGCTTCTGCGTCGACGGGGAAGAACTCCGTTACGAGCTTACCCCCTTCCATCGCATTGAGTTCTTTGACCTTCAGACTGTTACGCTGAAGAACACTGGGACGGAAGGTCGAGGCGCCATCTTCACGACGATATCGCGTGATGGGGATACTTGAACGATCGTTGTCCATCACACCAAAATCGGTGATTTCACGGATGATGTCTGCAGCGTACACCTCAAAGAGAACGATACGACCGATCGTTGCAGGTGTATTGAAGTCAGCTTCCGTCGTCGCATCGAGGAGATCTTTACCTTTCCCAAGCCGTTCCTTCATGTCGAGCAGGTATTTTCTCTCTTGGGAGAGCTGTCCGGCGTTGAGTTCGTCGTAACGATCCAACACCTTTTGGAGCTTGGGAGGCACGCTCTTCTTTTCTTTGTGAGCCAAAGAGAATTGGCCGGTGGCTTCCAGTGAGTCTGTGAGGAGCTTGGCTCCTTCGAGATGAGAACCACCAAAGGCATGGTTGTCTCCGAGGACTTGGACAGACATGTTGCTGACTCCTTTTCCATTGTGGCCCATGCCCGCGAGTCGCTCGGAGGCCTGGCCTGCTTTGACCAGTTGGATTGAATCTTTGATCCCATCCTCGATCTGCTCTTTGGTCGAGCCTGGATGGATCATCTTTTCGACAAGACCGAGAACAGCCTCACTTGTTTTGTCTTCAAGCTTTTGCCGCGCCACAGCCTCTTTGGCATACTGCTTCAAGTCGATGAGCGCGTTGTACTCAGACTGTTTTTGGATCAAGGCCTTCACGTCATCGCGAAGGCTTGAGCTCGCAGACAACGAATCATTGACGGTGCTCTCTTGACCACTCGGTTCCACAGGGGGGACGTAAGAGACGCTCTTGTCGTTGAGCTTGCTCTGTTGTGTCGAAGCGTCAGTTCGTTTGTCATTGGCGTTTTCATTCGAACCATCAGGTGCTTTCATGTGCGCCATGACGTAGGCTTCGGAGATCTCAGAGAAGCACTCTTTCATTTGCTGGAGAAGTTCTTGGAGCTTCGCGTTCTTTTCTGCAGTGGAGAGATTGCCATCGTTGTTAATGACACGGACCTCACGACGGGCAACATCCGCAGCTGTGTAGATACGGGTGTAGAGAGTTTCAGTGGATTCGATGTTTGTGTAGAGCGACTTGAAATCATCGTTCAAGTTGTCCAAGCGCCCTTTGAATCCAGTCGCTGTCTCTTGAACCTTGTCGATCAGCTCAACGATGGTCTCTTCGAGCTTGATATTTTCCTGGGCGAGCTGCGCCCCCAACTCTTGTGCAGACAACGCTTTTGCATCGTTGAGTTGCTGGGGGGTGGTTTTGGGTGGGGTGTGATTGTTGGCCTGGTTTTCGGTTCTCTGTTTTCCCATGAGATCAAGCTCCTGTGTTTTGTCATGGATGCCCAGGTCTGAAGAGTCCGAAACAGAAGACCTCAAGGCATGGATACACTTGTCAGATAGAGGTTGAAGTTGCGTGACACGACCCGCATTCGCCGCATCGAGGTGAACAAAGTCCCAACCAAGAATGTCCCAGATGTTCGTGACCAAAAGAACAATACGTTCTTCACCACTTTCATCCTTCATCTTGGAAATCTCTTGCTCACCAACAGCCCGTTGAGACAGACCGAACAAAACCCCGGCATCGATCAACTCGACAAATTTCCGTCCTTCTGGGACATCGATCACGTCGATGCGATCGAGAATGGTTTCCTTGGTTGATGAGTCGTAGTGGTACTTGCACGCAATTCCCGCAGTCAAAGCCACACGCCCAAGCGAACCTTCGTTCATTCCACAGTTCACACCGGGCGCTGGATGGTCGATGTACATGAGCATCTGTCGTCCATCTTCGATCGCCTTCTGGATGGCTCGCTCTTGCACCTCAGCAGGGATAACGCGGCCACTGTGATAACGAGTATCCGCGACTGCACCAACAGCTCTATACGAACGCAATACTTTTGGGTTGCTGCCTGGAGCAATGTTGTCGAGGAGCTCTTGCTGGACGCCTTTGGTTGGCAACGCAATGGGTTCGAGCTTCAGGGGGACGACATTATCGATGAGAAGGACGTGACCATCGGGCAAAATCTGTTTTTTATCCATGCCTAACTCTCCACTTTTTTGCCCGGTGTATCCGTAGCGTTGGATGTAGTCTTCGAAGATGTTGGGTTGTCTCGTTTTGGTTTTTGTTTGGCGAGCTCATCGAGATACCTTTCGACATCCACCTCTTCATCGCGAAGGATCGCGACAAGCAAAGATGCCGTCATTTGAGCGCCAGGGAGATCGAAGAAAGGATGCGGGTGAGGAGGAAGACCAGACGCCTTACGAAGCTCGTTCATCGAAACGGCTCCTGCCTTCACTGCGTGTTCGTTGACTTTGGGTATCCGCAGCTGCTCGAACTTCCCCCCCTCGATTCTGTAAGGCACATCCTCGGGCAAGATCCCATGTAGCAAGAGTTCGAAATCGATCAACTTGCGGAGAGCTGCAAAAAGCCTGGATTGGATTTTGTTGAGAAGCTGGTAGTAATTGTCGATGGCCACGGTGATCATATCGCGAATCACCGCGTGTGCTTTGAATCCCAAAATCTCCTTTGGCACACCAACAGCCAAAAAGAAGAGTTCCAACATGAAGTCAGCAGGATCGATATTCGCAGAGGCCTTTCCATCCGCAAGGATCCGCTCGATACTGACCTTGCCTTTCGTAAAAAATTGACGAACAAGGTTCTCAGGACTGGCGGCCAATCCGACTTCATTGATCTCCTTGAACTTCTCAATCTCCTCCCACTTGTCAGCTTCTTCGAGATTGAAGTGTTCGATGGAACCAGACTCACGCACCCACTTTTGCATGAGGCCCTTGGTCATCAAATTGATAAAACCAAGGAGCTGCCGAGACGATTGGAGATGAGGAATCCCTCGATCGTGATAGTAGGAATCTTCCAGATTGACGTCCACGATTTGCCACAGCGCAAACGTCGCGAGCTCAGCATGGGTACAGGGATCGATTTGGGTATACGCTCTTGTTGGGTCTTGAACATTTCCAGATGAGTCTACTTGGGGAAAGATGGTGTTGTGTGGTCTGTACTCAATACGATCGACGGAATCGCGCTTTGACGACATGATGACTTCGAAGGAGAGTCCACCCTCATTGAGCATGTGTTTGATAAAGGCTTCTTTTTTGTCGTTCCACAACGTCCGCCGAAGCAAGTCGTTGATGACCTTTGAGGCCTCTTCGCTTTGGGGCTTTGTCTCATCAAACGTAACGGTCGTTGCGATCTCTCCGATGGTTCGCGTCAACTTCCTGGAGACAGCAGAGAAGATGGGATTTTGTTCGGAGAGTCGACGACATTGGGAGACGGCTTTTTGGTAATCGTGAGAGATGCCAAAGAGTTCGAAGACATGATTGAGTTCTGGACGTCGGCTCCCCAGCCGAGTGAGGTATTCATCAGAGCCAGGAACAACGAGGTCTTCGGGGACATCAACATTCCCACGAAGCCTCTGTAACCACGAAGTGATACGAGCAATGAGTCCCTTGCGCTGCTGTTTGTTTGTGGCTGTGACGACCTGTAAATTTGGCACCAGGCAGGGCTCCCAAGGGTTATCCTTGGGGTTTACAAATCTCCCAAGGAAAGATTGAAGACACGACTCGACAACGTCGGGAGAACGAATTCGACATCCAGAGCCATCCTGACGAGACCTTCCAAAGCCAAAATCCCATACTCTTTTGGAACATATGGATAAGCGACAAGTTGGCTGGCGAGCCAGCGGAGTCGTGGTTTGTTCTCGAAGTCAGACGGGAAAAGAACCTTTCCTTCCTTGGCAAAAGCTTGCAGCGAAGAGAGTCGGACATGAGCAGACAAAGAAACATCGGCTTTGGTCAGGTCGATGGATGGGGCTTCTTCTGCAAATGTCCTTTTGAGGTGGTCCAAGAACGGCAAGTCCGGAGCAAAGAACTCAATGGATTGCCCTCTTCTTGTTTGGAAGAAGGGTTTGTCCCGATACGCCTCCTCCATACCAAGCAATGTTTGGGCGAGTTGCCTTGGTGTTTGCTTGAGCCTTTTCAGCTCGATCACCTTGCAGGAGTTGTCCTTCATCGAGACAGCTCCCAAGGCTATGATGACAGTGTCGGGATCCTGGCTGTCGTTGTAACGACAGTAGACATAAGCCAACAACGCGTGTCCGTTATTCGGCAGCTGTCGTTTGCGAAGCTCCGCAGACGGATAGCTGCTCGTGATAGGTTCTGTGTAGAAGAAGTCAAAATTCGATGGGTAGTGGTCCAAGTCAGAGAGTTGTAGGGCCTCACCTTGATTATCTTGGACGTACTTTTGGCAGAGGAAGATCGCATTGACGACAGCGTCCCACACGTCTTTGCTGTTGTGAACCCCTTCGGATGAGAGGTGATCGATGCGTTTGTCATTGACGACTTGGAGTTCTTCAGCTTCACCAAGGAACACTCGATCACATTCACCATAGATGAGACGACCTGCATGAATAAGCTCGTGGATCGTGTTGCAGCCTTGGAGGGAGTCTGCGTATTTGACCACCTCACAGATGAAGCCCTCATCTTCGAGGAGGTTGAAAGTGTCGTTTGATTGGTGTTGGTCAAACCCGATGGCTGCGATCCTGAACCCACGATTGCGCAGCTCACGAGCCAATTCACGGAAAGGTCGATAGTCGACACGAGCACCAGGTGGGATTTGGATTTGGAATGAGAAGTCGAGCACGTATCTTCGCGTCGACTGGTCAAAGTGGACAAGTGCGATCCCCGTTCGATCGCGCGAAGTCGAAAAGTCAGCGGCCAAAGTGTACGAGGCGAGGAGATCGGGTTGTAACCAGCTGGCGACATTGATGGACTCTCCAGTCTGCACAACACCAGAGCCATCGTTGATTGGACATTTGCGGTTGGGCTCTGCGTTCTTTTTGAGGATCGTCGCTTCCTGGAAAAAAGGGCGCTTACCACCACCTGGAAGTGATGCAAAGTCTCGACGAGCTCTTGCTCTTGTTTTGGGGTTTGCAAGATCGTCGATGAAGTCTCCGAGAGTGCGGGTGGGGTTACGCATCTTCCAAGTCGGCGCTTTGATTGCAAGACGATTCTTGTAGCGGTAGCGCTCGACCTCGAGGGATTTATATGTCTCCCAATCTGCGAGCGTGAGTTCGCCGCTTTCGATAAGGAGTTGTGCGTATTCTTCGAGTTGTTGGGACATGTAAAACTTTGATAAAGGAAATAAAAAAATTCAGTTTTTAGCTTTGATAATTGATGAAGCAGAATCAAACATTTTCTTCAACCGATCTTTTGCTCTCATGCTTTTCTGTAATCCGGGAGGCAGCCATTCCGGAAGAACAGGCGTCTTTGCAATAACCCTACTGATAGCAATCTTTTTTGTTTCATATTGTTTTCGTAAATCCTGAGCAAAGTCCTTTGCTCTCAGTTGATCGCTACCGATGTACATCATGATCATCACAATCATTACAAATGCATGTTCTTGTAACTCAAGGAATGTTTTTAACAATTGAGCACGATCGCCCACCTCTTTTCTAGTATCTGATGTAATCGAAATTACAACTTCTACAAGAGTTTCTATTTCCAAATTACTCATAATCTCTCCTTTATTGATCTTCAATCAGATCAATATAATCCTGTTATATTGATTGTCAAAAAAAAAAAAAAAAAAAAAAAAAAAATTATATACCCAATATCATTTCTCTTTTTCCAACCACCATACACACCTGACGATCCCCCAGCTCATCCCATAGTGACACCATATCCACTTGCACTTGATGTTGTTCCAATACAGCACGCTTCACTTCTTCTTTTGTGCAGGGGTCTTTTGAAGACACCTCCAAGATTACTGAACCATCTGAATTCTCTGAGATAATGTCTATTTCCACAGGTATTCTCCTTGCGTAAATGTCGCCTTGCCTTTTTGCTTCTTCAATACGTTGGTGTAGCCATGTCGAGCCGAGTGTCACGGAAGAAACGCTTATCAATTTGTAATGATTCGGAGCTCGAGTTTTCATGGAGCCCGACAACATCCCATAGAGTTCTTCGGCGCCTGAACGTGTACTGGTTTGGACCATGTAGTTGGTCTCGTCCATGACGGCCCAGATCGTCGCGTATCCAAGGAATGCTTTAGATCCGGAGTGTCCGCAGAACAAAGAGATATTTCCGGGAAGTCGTATTTCTTCGGTGAGTACAACGGGTTTCAGGGATTGGAAGTATGGACTCGATTCAATTTTGTCCTGTATCCCTTTGAAGATAACACGCTTTGCCTGTTTCTCATTGATCGACACATTGATCGACGAGATGATCGAGTGTTTGCCGAGTCCAAAGAATCGATGAGGGTCTTTCATGCGAGACAGAAAATACCCGCCATACAACTGGGACAGAATACAAATCTCGGATTTCCCCGAACCTTTACCGACTTCAATATCCACTTCTCTGATTTCAGGATCCCAGATATCCCAAAGTACATTGCGCACTTCTTTGTCCAAGTTGACGGGATCGCCCGAGAGGTATGGATCGTCTATGAATTCGAGAACATTTGCGGGAAGTTTGTTGTCCTTGAAGAGGGTCGGATCGTAGAGGTTGCCAGGCGTTCGGATGAGATGCCCGAGTTCTTCTTCAAAAGCATCTTGCAAAAGGGCTTCAAGTGCGCCTTCATGTGAGAAAGAAAAGACCATCTCCTCACCTCGCTACAACGGCTCGGATTGTTTTGCTTTCCTTCCGTTCAACATCGGAATCATCGTCTTCTCATTGCCTGACAGTGCGGCAAGTTCTTTGACCCGTTGGAGGATTGCAAGACGTAGGGATTCCTTCTCTGGAAGAAATTCTTCGAGTGCTGTTCCCATTGCACCCACAAATGCCTTCATGCGTTGTTGTATGAAGCGTCTGGCGTCATCTCCAATTTGAACGTTCAGTGTCTCGCCGCTTTCGACCTTCTTTCGTTTGTCCGCAATGTCAAAGAACATAGACAGCATCTTCATCAACTTGATACCATCCACTCCCTTCTTACCAAGCTTTTCGGGGTCAAGTTCTTGCGCGATCAAGGCACGTGCAAGTTGGTACTCTTGTGCAAGATCACGATCGTCCCTTTCGATCATGTTTTCGAGCGCACTGTCCGCAATATTCTGTGCAGCAACTGTAAAGATATTGTATGTTCTTCCCCTCATATGGACACGACAAGAGTCTTCCCCTTCCATGCATTGGTTTTTACAGCGAAGACGTGGGGTGCCACATTGGTCACAAGTTGTTGCCAGTTTCTGATACCGAGTTCCGCACTCCGGACAAAGACTCTTCCAATGAGTGCATTGATTTTCCTTTGTGGGTGGATAATCGTCGATCAGGTCTTTGGGGATCTTCACAGGTATTGTCCTCACCTACCAAAACAAGAGTTGGAGCACTGCACAAACATATGCTGGACGTTCAGGTTTTTTGGCACCTGAAAGCAACAAGTTCCCCCCAAGACGTTGGGATTATTTCAAATCCCAAAATCGGAAGGATATTGATTTTGTCAAATGTGATCATAGATTGCCCATGAACATGCATGTTTTCGTAGGGGGTGTAGTCTTTCATTCGACATTGCGGCACGGGACGATAAGGACCACCACCAATGACAAGAACCCTCCGACCATCAATGGAACTTTGTCCGTTTCGTGATGTTTCCTCGAAAGGAAGAATCAACAGCTCACTCTCGGTTTCCTTAAGAACAACAGCAATACTGGCAGGAAAATCAGGCAGAGAATTGTTTACTCTCAAGGCTGTTCCATCGAGATCTTGCGGAGAGCAAGACCAAAAGTATGCAAGACGTTCAAAAGGAATTTGCGAGCTTTGCAACTTTCTCAAAAACTCCTGACGCTTAATGTTCTCATCCTGCTGCTTTGTCAGTGTGATGAGACCCAGTTCAAACTTCATCAAAGTCGATTTGAATTGCAAGCCCTCCGTGATCCACTCTCTTAAGAGGACTTGGTAGGGAATCTGATAATAGTTCGCGATCACGTGCATCTCCTCTAACTGTTCTTCTGGAAAACGAAGTGAAGTTGTTTTCATAGCCATCATATTCCTCCTCGGTTGTCTTGCTGCTTGTCGATTAAATTAATCGATTAATTTAATCGACAAGATAGCCAAGGAAGATCAAATGTCAAGAAGATCACGAAAATAAAAACGGAATTCGTTGTTTTTCCAACATAAAATCAACACCAAGATCATTTCCACAATGATCACAGACAGCTTCCAGGAGCATTTCTTCTTGGAGGGAAAGATGTTGTTGTCCACACACTCCACATACAACATCAATGCCTGCACCATGTACAACAAACGAAGAGACAGGGGCATCCATCATCGAACGCATGGATTCCTTTGTGTCCCACACAATTCTGTAGGCCACGAACTCTTTCTTCAACCTTTTCTGAACGATCTTGTGCGCTTTATCGGGGAAAATTCCTTCTTGTGGAATGGGCATATCCAGCGCATCAAACGTGCTTACAAGAGCACTCATCCCTTCAGAAGTGAGGTGAAGACCTTCCAAGTTCTTGAGCCCAACCCGCCGTACATCATTGCTGTTTGCGATGCCATATTTGGCCAACACGTTGTGGTCTCCAAACGAAAGCCCCTTGACATCGCCAAGGTGGAACAAACGCTTTGTTGGGGCCTGTATCCTCTTTGTCGTCTCTGTCGGGGCAACCAAATATTCGCCCTTCGCAAGATCCGCGAGAGGCACATCTGAGGTAAAGCCGGCTGTCGTCACAACGATCCGGGTTTGCTTGGGTCTTGTGTGGCTCATCGCTTTTTCCTCCTACGATTGACACGGCGAGAACGTCGAGCCATCCGCTTTCGATTCAGCTTTCTCTTATAACCAGAAGAAGACCTGGCCAGTCTCCTTTCTTCTCGCTGCAGCTGTCTTCGCTTGGCTTCATCCTGGAGCTGGCGATCCTTTGTGTTTGCATCTTCCATCGCTGCAGCTGCAAGTCTTGCATCTTCATCTTTACACAATGCCATAGGACTCTCCTCTCAAAGCTGAAACGCAATTGAAGTCGCTTGTTCAAGGATGGACTCCGTTGAGGGGACAGTGTCCTTCGATCCAGGTCGAAGCCACCAACCCTTCAGCCAATGCAGGAGCTTCCATGTGAAAGGATCGCTTTCCTTCAAGAGTTCATCAACGCTCGCATCAAGTTTGAGGACACTGGGCTCTGCAATGACAGTCGCCGTCTGACGCAGGGCTTGTGCTTGAAGCTTCGCAACCTGCTCAAAGTATCCCCAAGCAAAGACACGGCTTGTGGTGGAGGGAGTCAAAGTACCCAACGCAAGCTTTGCAAGTCTGTTGGCTCGCTGGATGAGGAACGAATCAAAGCGGTTGTGATCGTGGATAAAAATACAGTCGAACTTATCTCGGGTCGATTCGAGGAATTCGAGAGGATCAGTACAGAGGATGTTGTGTTCAGGAAGATAAGCTCTGGTCAGCTGTACGAGATCTTCATCATCGTCCACTGTCATCACGGACAAAACAGCCTCATTACTTTGGGCAAATTGTTGGAATGCTCCAATGCCACAACCTATACACAGAACGCGCCCCCAACAATGCCGCGCTGTATGGTGTGTCATGACCAACTCTTGCAGATCATTTGAGCGCACAAGGATGGGCTGTGCTGTGCATCCCTCTTCGCGAAGGAACTGGCTCTTCTTTTGGTCAAACCGAAGGCCTTTGGGGACACGAAAGATCGACGTGATCCTTCTCTGATTCGGATACTCCTGCTCAAAGAATTGAAGCGAATCAGGAAAGGATTCCAGGACGAGAATGGAATCGACATGCTTTTGACTTCTCGTCTTGGTGAGTGAAGGGGTTTTGAGCCCGACGAGAGCAGACTCGTCGAAGGATGGATTTCCTGGGTTGGAGATAATGGGGTGGCGCATCATGGATGTAACCTGGTCAATGTCGTGTTCGGTGTTGGAGCCAGCAATTCAGAAGGCTTCTTCGATACCAAGACATACGCAGAAAGGCTCCTTAAAGTTGCCTCACGACAGCTCCCATTCAGGAGTAATCCCCCCAGTCTCTCGGAGTATGCCATTCAGGAATCCAGGACACAAACTCTCCAGGATCAAAGCTCTCCTCGCTCAGCTCGATCTTGGAGACACGTTGGGGGTTGATGGAAAGGGGATGTCCCTTCTTCTCTGGTGTAGGAAAACTCCAGAAGTGGTAAAGGTTTTTCTTGCCCTTGGCGTTTCTCTTTGGACCAAAATCAAGAGGAGCACAAAGCCGCGTCACCTCTTCGCCATTCTTCTTCGTGAATGTGACTTCGACCTTCCTTTTGTGGTGAAGAGCTTCAAGGAATACTTCTTTGTTTGTCTGCATCGTCTCTCTTCCCTTTCAGTCAATTATGCCAAGCCAGACCAACCCCTTCACCTGGTATTCAATAGGACTTCTGTCACAAAGATGTATTCGAACTTCCCAGAAGACACCTTCTCGCGTTGCAGTTGTGGACATCGCAGATACATCCGCGACAAAGCGATTGCGACATCTTCCTTCACTACACCAAGGCTCTCTGCGATCTGTTTGACAGTCATAGGTTGGTTGGTCCCTGCCAAGAACTCTCGGACATCAACTTGTAGCTTCAGTTGTTCCTTGCACGGCTTGTCTCGGGTTGCCTTGGCGTTTCTCTTTGGGGCAGATCGTTGTTGTTTTCGGTATGGGGAACAGGGTCTCGATTGTCGTATGCTGTTCATGGTCCAGCCCTTGCTATAGTGTCAATGTGCTTGGGGAAGTACTGGCTATAAATACACTCTTTATTCGCCGTGCTACCCGGATTGAGCAAAGCGAATCGGTAAGCTTGGTTTGCGTTGTGGAAGCGCCCAATTGGAACGCCTTGTAAACGCACAACCCATGGCTTGAATTTTCTTGGATCCTCGACCTGTTGGAAATGTAGGTGCATTGGGTTCTCTCCAGAACAACGTATTGCCTTTGCAATGCCCCTGCGACTTCAAAAACGAAGGAGCTCGGGAGATGCCTTGGCTCCAACGAAAGGCACTGCAATCATGTGTTCTTGGGGTACTTCCACACATCATCGTTGTTTCCCCACACAACCATCACTCTCCTCCGCATCTCGTGCGTGGGCAGACGCCCCCATTCGACTCCGCACAACGTTCCAGATCTGTGCCTTGATGTATGCAGCTCGCTGCCCACTTTGCTTCGAGGGTCTGCACCAAATCTCGGTCTTGTGTCCCTCATCGCTGAGAAGACAAGAGGCTTTTTGTACGGCCTCTTCGTTCGTATACTCATCGTATAGTTTGCCATCAACGTACAACTGGAAAGGGAATTCAACTTTCATCACAACCATCTCAACACCTGAAATATCCAGTAAAGCGTCCAGACAATCGGAGGTAAGTAGGAGCGAAGATGCGATATCTGAATGGGCCCCAAGTGAAGACGCAAAGCAAGCAACCCCATTCCTGTCGTGATCAACAACCAAGCAAAAACAAAGCGCGCCTCTCCTTGTGTAAACATTGAGACCTCCTACTCGTCTTCTTCTATCGGTGGCAGATATCGACGCCCAAAGATGTATTTTGGAGATGTCCTTCCCGTTCGACGTTCGGTTCTTCTCGCGTGATTTCTCCACCACTTACGAGCTCTTGCCACATGTGTTGAATTGCACCCCTTCCCTGGATTCGCAGACTCCCACCTTGGACCGTTCTCTGTCCTTCGACTCTTTGGACTCATCATGTTCTCCTAGTATTGAATCATCTGAAACAGCGGAAGACGCTCACTCTCCAGAGCCTTCGACGTGTTTGGATTGAGCCAAATCGTCTCGTTTGCCAAACGCTCTCCGACCGTTGTCGACTGCACCGAAAAAGACTCCCATTCCCCATACAACTCATTATACAAATCGCTGGGATAGCCGCTGAGCACAACAAATCCCTTTGCTTGATGCAGGACTTCTGCAAGCGCGCGATGCGCAGCGTTGTCCATCTCGTGCCTGTAGGTATTCGCAGAGGTTCGCTCATCGTGTGTGTATGGAGGATCACAATAGAAGAGGACTTCTGGAGCGTCGTATTTTTGCAAGAGCTCAAGAGCTGGAAGTTGCTCGATCGAAACATGACGGAGTCGTTTTATGATGGCTTTGAGCTGCTCAGGATATCTCGCCCAACTATTGACGTATGAACCTGTCTTTGGGTCGAGCTTCAAAAAGCCACTTCGCGAGGGACGCATCATTGATGAACCAAACCCTTGGAGGGATCGCACAATTGTGCGTCTAGCCTGTTCAACGGGATCATCATCTGGTTCAAACGAGAGATTGTATTCGTTCCTCGAATACGGTGTGAGTTCGAGTTGATGGATGAGCTTTTGTGCATCTTCTTGGTTGCGCAGAACTCGGAAAAGATTGACAATCTCTCCATCAAGATCGTTGTATATTTCTCCCCAAGACACTCGCTTTTGCAAAAGTACAGAGCCAGCTCCACCAAACGGCTCGACATACATACGATGTTGAGGGAAGTGTGAGATAATCCACTCGGCTAGACGCCACTTGCCACCATGATATCGAAGTAACGGACGTGTAGGTTTACAACCCATGGAGAACCTCCTCCTCAATCAAGCCTTCTCCGTTGGGGAAATCGAGATCAATTTCCATCAGCGCCCCCTTCCCGACCCTCAACACAAGACGTCTCCTGACGACGCCAGAAAGACACCGCAAGTGATGGTTTATTTTCGGACTTTGTGAGTTTGTGTGGTCGCCTTTTTGAAAGGGGTAAAGGTTCACGCTCTGGAAGTTGAACGTATTCATCAACACCATGTAACAGCGACCAAGCAGGCACATCGAGCACCTTCGCGAGAAGAAGAAGTGACTCCACAGGGATTGTGCATCTGCCCGACTCCCATCGCTGCACCTGTCTCTTTTGAACCCCCAACCTGTGGGCAACTTCTCTTTGAGACAATCCAGATTTCTTTCTCTTCGCCCGGACCTTTGCGGACACCAACTCCCAAACATCGGCCTTCATGACGCCTCCTTTTGGATGACGACATCAGCCTTTTCGTACATAACGAAGATGTCGTTGACGAGTCTATTTGAGCATCCCTCTTGATTGCACACACCGAACACTGCTCGGAACTTTCGTGTGGTCTCTCTTGGTACGTCCAATGCTCCCCAGGAAATGCACACAACACCTTCAGGCATGAATTCGAGTGCATCCCAGGTAAAGACACCTGTTCCCAACAAACAGCTCAGTGTGGGTTTCCAATGGCCGTATTTGAGAGCGGTCTCGATCTCTGAGATGTCTGGTGCAACATCCCATCCAAAATGATTCCCCCAGGCCGCGCCCAAGCAGAGTAAAAACTCCCTCGCCCCCTTCGTTTTTTTCGGCATTTGAGAGGCGTACCGTATCCCATCAAAGAGTTCGTACGGTGTGAGGTGTAAACTAGGCAAGCAAGTGATAGGACAAACCGCGCTCCCTTCAACCCTAGCAACAGGCTGTGTGACTCTTTTCTGGACTGACGTCGAGGTATCCTTTGCACTTGAAGCAAACAACCCCTTTATAAAATCATGCCTTGCTTCCATATCCCTATCCTTTTTTTGTATAGCTTGCACCCGGTGCTACACGATGCTACTTGGAACTACAATTGTGTAGCACCAAAATATTTACTCTTTCCATATAGTTAAACTTAATAGATATAGGTACTACTCTAAAATAACATTGCTATATACGTGTGTGCGCGTGCCTGTGTGTGCGTGTGTGTAGCGTTTTCAAAAGAGGCGTAGTACTGCGTAGCACCTGGACCTATCACCTGATTCTAAAATGGAATTATGGTGCTACTATAGGAGTAGCACACCGTAGCATCGTGTAGCACCGCATGGCGCAATTATGCGTTGTGAAAAAATCCACGCTGTGAAGCAACCTCATCCTCTTCAGGCTCAGATGCCGGCTCTTCAATTTTTTCGTATTGATATGTTCGATGGTGAAGTCTTTCGTGATCGTCTTCGTCCACCACCCGACTCTCCATGAAACCAGGCTGATCCCAATGCTCCTGGGAGATCTTCTCAGCAAGCTCATGTACCTGTTGTGGGCAGTCGGGATGTGTGAGATCCACTCGAATACACGAGCGAGAAGGCTCTCCCTTCCCTCCAAGTCGACGAGGTGCGCGACCACTTGGAACGTAAGTCGCGTTGGTCAGGTAGCTGCGAATAGTACGCTCTGCAAAAGGAGTCTCCCCAGTGACCTGACGACTAAACAGAGAGAACTCCTGGAAGGCACCGGAGAACCAAATCAGTAAGAATCCACCATCCTGGGAGAGACCTACATGCTGGCGATTGATCAACGATCTGTTTTGATTGTAGCGTGCTGTGAGGACGTTCAAGATATTCCAAAAGCGCAAGAGATGGTCATCGTCTTGACCTTCCAGAATCAAGCGAGAGAACTCTCTCTCAACATAAGCAAGCAGCTCACGAAGTACGATCGCCTCTCGACTTCCTTCTTGGGGATTGTTGGTGAGGAGTGCTGTAAACACACCAAGTGGAACAGCATACACCCAGACCAGGCGTTCGTCATTCGCCTTTGGACGGAGCCTTTCAGCATACTCATGGATACACTGCATGACACTCGGTAACAGTTCATCCCTACGATGAATGATGTTCGACACAAGAGCTGGAAGCCGAGCCGCGATGGTCCTCGCATCTGCGTATTTCGATACATTGCGTCTGTTTCTGTCCATTGGGATGAAAACAAAACGCGACAATAAAGCTGGATCTGTGGGATACTCCTCCCCCGAAAGAAGCAAACATCCCCGAATATCCGATCCTGTTGTGCGATTGTCCGCACTGTACTGCGCCATGACACCAGAGCTTCTGTCGTAGATCGAACGAAGGCTGTGTATGGTCTTCTCGCGCAAGCTGTTTCGGAACTCATCAGCCCATACAGGCATCGATGCGTATTTGGAAAGCGTCCTCTCCAGCCCCTTCGCTGTCGATCCACCAAGCATAAGGGGGTTTTGGGAGTGAACAGGAAGTCCCCAGGCGGAGGTTAGCCATCTTCCCAGCTGTGTTTTCCCTGACTTCGCCTCACCGAATATCCCAAGGATCGGATAAAAGCCAAGCTCTGCAAAAATATCATCGGAGAAAACACACCCCAATATCCACCCCAAACCAAGCCCGACGGCTGCTGTTCCAATGTTATCACGCCAGACAGAGTATGCCTCGCACAAATCAAGACGATCCTCTCTATCGGTCATCGTCAATTCAGGGATAGGGCAAAGTCTGTCTTGAAGTGGGATGATACCTGAAAGACTCTGACCCCACACAACACCGTCATCACCCAGAGGATATCGGTGGCCTGATGACATGATGCCATCACCAAACACCCACTGGCCATCATCCAGGCGACCAAAACAATCGCTCTCTTTCGCGACCTTTGGAGAGGCCAATACAAACAATCTCCTCGCGAGAACATCGAGATGTTTCTGATTTCCACTCCAGTGATAGTTGCCTGTATTCAATAGGTTTTGTTTAAACTTTTGGACAGACACAAGCTCGCTTGGCTGTATCGTGATTTCAGACTCCTCGCCTTGCTTGTTGAGCGCAACAAAGACACGCTCTAACGTTCCATCAGCACGTCGTGTTTGACGGGTCGGGAGCAGCAAAAAATTGCTCAAGAACTCAGGTGGTTTGTTTTGGGAGCTCCAGATGTAGATCCCATTTTCTTCCTTCAGCTGAGAGCGCCAAAGCCCATCCTTCGCCTGCTTGTAACCAACGACAACGCGCCCCTCGTAGGGAAGTTCTTCTTTGTATTGTATGGGGATCGTCGCCTCTTTGACGACCTTCTGAAGTTCTCCAGGAGTCCTTCCAGCCGCAAGGGCTGCATCTGGATCGATCTTTCCGTTGATACGCCAATCATCGGGCAGTCGTGCGATCCTCGCCGAGTCGATATTATCTTCAGGAGAATACAGGCTTTGTGCCATCCTGATGGCGTAGTAATCGGTGTCCCAACGTTTGAGAGGATCAGCCTTGAAACTTGGAAGCGAAGGGTCGTTCTTGACTTCGTTATCAAAGAGAATCACAACTTCGCGGACTCTGTGTTGTCCCAGCAACTCCTTGAGACGATGCAGATACTTTCCCGCAAACGAGCTGATGCCAGGCACAGCAAGAGCTGGAATGCCTGATTGGATCAACGCAAGCGCTTTGTACTCGCCTTCGGTCAATACAATCTGATCCGTTTGACTTTCCCGCCCCAAGATATGCTGTCCATACACCTGGAGTGGTACACCCTTGGGACCAAGTTTGTGGGCGCGGATGTACAACACCTTCGTCTTCGAGGCGTTCCAGTATGGGATGATGATTTTTCCAGCAGGTTCGCTTTCGTCTTCCATCCATCGAAGAGATGGCATACCCCGGTAGGTGATCCCAGCATCTTCCAAATCTCTCTCGGGGAATGTCGCCAGCAAATCTCGCACAACAACAGCGACCCGCTCTTTGAGACCAGAGACCAGGCCTGCGTCTTTCAGAGTCTCGATGTGAAGTCCACGCTTGCTTTTCAGTTCCTTGACGTGTCGGTGGACAAGTGAATCACCAGGAAGCTCTTGGAGGCCGTGTATAAAAGCTGTGTAGATGTCCGAAAAATCTTTTCCATCAGAGGGATTTGTCATTGGTTTCCCTCTGTCAAAATGGTCAGCAAACGTGTTTGTCTTTGCGCGTCCTGGATGTTCTTCCTAGCGAGGCGCAGTGCCTTTTGCGTACCAACTAAAACCACGAGTTTCTTCCCGCGTGTGATGGCGGTGTAGAGGAGCCTACGTGTAAGCATCTTTGCGTGAGAGGTGCTGACTGGAATGATGACACATGGCCATTCCGAACCCTGCGACTTGTGGACAGTGATGGCATACGCTGTCCGCAAGTGTTGTGTCGCACCTCCAGGGAATCGAACATATCGACCATCATCCATCTTCACAATCGCAGCACCTCTCTGATTGGATTGTTCAGGATCAGCAGGTTCAATCTCCGTAACAGTTCCCATCTCACCGTTGAAAACAAACAGTTCGTAATCATTCTTGGTTTGGATAACACGATCCCCCTCTCGAAGAACGCGCCGTTGTCCTTTGACTTCCAATTCATTTTTGGAAGGGTGAGGTGGATTGAGCAATTCGCGCAGCTCCTTGTTCAGTTGAAGCGTTCCAATCTCCCCAGCTTTTTGCGGTGAAAGAACCTGTGTCTCTTCGACAGAGAGGCCAAACATTTCACGGGCGGTGGCGTGGGCCCAGATGAGTTCCTTCGCGATCGCTTCTCTCTCTTCACGTTTGATTTCTCTCTCTTCAACCTCGAAGAATTTGAAGTCTGTAAAACGATTGTTGTTGAGTTGGAGCTCTTCACCGTGAATCAAAGCGTGGGAATTTCTGGCGATTGCGCTGTCTTCGGCCTGTCTCATGATGCGAGTCAAGCGCACGACGGGAACAGCCTGGGATTCGATAAGATCGTGGAGAACCTTGCCAGGACCGACGCTGGGGAGCTGATCCACATCCCCCACGAGAATCAAGCGAGTGTCTCCCATTGGATTGATCGCGCCGAACAATTGACCTGCAAGACGGGCATCCAGCATCGAAGCCTCATCACATACGATCATCTTGGCAGGAAGATAATTCCCTGGCCCAAATTCGAACGCATCAACATCCCCTTTGTACCGAAGCATATAGTGCAACGTTGAGGCTTCTCTGTTGGTCATCTCTGCCATGCGCCTGGCCGCTTTCCCTGTTGGTGCGCACAGACGCAAAGGTTGGTCACCCATATAGGCAGGTTGGATCTCTTGGTGAAGGGCTTTCAGGATCGCCTGGAGCGTGTATGTCTTTCCCGTACCTGGGCCCCCTGTGATGATCAAAAAGCGACTTGTCTGGGCAAGCCTGACGGCTTCAGCTTGCTCTTTGTTGAGACCATACTCTTGGGTCAAATCGACAAGTTCACACTCCTGAAATACATGTGTGAGCTCACGCGCTCGACGAGCTACCATCTTTTCACACGCAGACAAAATGAATGTGCTGAGTTGATGGTCGTGCTTGGAGATGCGTCTTTGTTGAAGAGAGCGCTCTACCGCGGCTGCCAACTTTCTTTTGTCGATGGACTCCAGCTTTTCTTTTTGTGCCCAATGGGCTGCCTGATCGAGAGATACCCAGGTGTGTCCTTCTTGCTGGCAGACATGTCCCAATAGATATTCGAGCGCAGCGTCAACACGGCGCTCATCAGATTGTGGGATGCCAACATCCATCGCCGCCCTGTCTGCACGCTTAAAGCCAACACCACTGATCTCAACAAGCCGATAAGGGTCTTCACGCAGCAGTTCCAACGCCGATTGTTTTGTCTCGGGGGGACCAGGCCACCGTTTCAGTGCTTTGTTTACGATCCAGCGAGGCAGGTACTTGAGCAGCTCGATGTCACGCACTGCGAATTGACCGAACGCGCTGGCCTCGATTTCGGCTGCAATGATGCGGCTACGCTCTACGGACAATCCAGAGATCCTTTTTGCGACCAGCTCGGGCTCGTCCTTGAGAAGACGAATCAGTTCCTTTGGATCTTCTCCAAATGTTTCGATGATACAAATGGCTCTTTGACGACCGACATGAGGAAGCTCCGAGAGCTTTTCGATAAGTCCTTTGCGTGTTGTTGCTTTCTCGATCTCGATCTTCTCAGCGTCAAAGATCTCTTCGCCTGGATTGCGATTGTCTTCCACCCACTCCCCTTCGAGCCGGACCTCACATTGGGTAGGGAGAGGTAGAATGTTTCCTTTGGCCTTGGCTTCTGTGCCATTGGGCCTTTGCAGAAGGATAAGCCCCCACGTACCGCTGGAATAGAGAATTCTTGTAACAGTCCCCTCCAGCACTCTTTGCTTCTGTTTTGTGTTCGTTGATGATTCGGCTTCGTGGAGTGAGGATGCTTGGTTTTCGTTCGTCGTCTGTGGTACAAACATTTCGTTTTTTCTCCGTTGAATAAGGAAAAACAAGTGAGAGGAGGAGCGGCCAACTCCTCCCCTCACACTTTCACCAGCAAATTACTTCCCCCAACCAGTGCCTGATGGACTTGCTTGTTGGTTTTGGGTTGGAGGGGACACAGACGACGTTGCTGGAGAAGGAAACGCAGCTTGTTGGGAGGGTGTTGGGGATTGTAGCTGGGGAGGATTGGGGTGGGAGCTTGGCAGTCTTTGAACTGTTGCGGCCTCTTCAGGTCCAGTCATGTACTCTTTGAAGAAGAGGTGTTGTTCGTGAAGGGTTTGCATGTGTGCAGATGGGATGAGTTTGACTTGCTCACTCATTCCCTTTCGGACATCAGGGTATTGCATCACATAGAAGTTCCCCTTGTACCCATCCTTTTTGGTGTTGTACTTCAGGGTAATATTCAAGGATACACCGAACAGAGGGAGGCCACGGCAGTTCGTTCGAAATTGTCCGATGTAATCACGTAGAGGGCTGACATTGGCACCGCGATGGTACATCAGCGCTGTTCTGTCGAATTGGGGATTCATATCAGCGTCGAGGATTGCAACAGCCACAACCCAAATCTCCTCACACTTTGGCCGAATGCGTTCACCGTTTTGGTTTTGCCACTTGGCCATTGGACAGACAGGGATGGGGCGACGACTCGTTCGAGCATGGCATTGGTGTGCTTGCTTCTCAGGTACGTCTTGATCGGGGGTCCAGAAGTTACGCGACCAACACACTGATGGTGAGTCGTAGCTGTCACCCTTCTTGAAGGACATCGAACGCTGGAGGTGCAGCATCACGATATTGATCTCGTCGCCAAGTTCTTCATCGGTTGAGCTCATGTAGAACACGCCTTTGTTCGGGTGTTCGCTAGTGGGTTGGGCGATATGGATTGTGGGTGGCTTGAGAAACTCTTGCTCCCCAAAGGAGTCGAATCCTTCCTCGGACCATTGTGCATATTGTTCGAGTTCCGAAGGATCGCCCCATTGGGTCGTTGTGATAGATTGTGTCATTGTACTCTCCTGCTGTCCGGCTCGATCATCCGGTTTGCTTTGAGTGTGGAGTTCATTCTCCAAAGGCAGAAGCAGGAATCGAACCTGCTGAGGGATGGCGTTTGTGCCTCGCTCTCCAAAGCTCTACCAAGTGGCCTTGGTTTGGGAACCAAGGCTTGTTAAATCCCAGTGTTCGCATGGCTCTTCGGGATAGATAAAAAGAACGACATACATGCAGCCTCACGGAACGGTATCCCTGGTTGTAGTTGTTCATGCTTTTTGTGTATGTATGCCATCCCAAAATAGAAAACCGTGGTACATGGCCCAAAGACAAGGAAGTCTTTTCGGCTTTGCTGTAGTTATGTTCTCTGGGCCTGTACCACTCTTGACATCGCCGCCCATCTTACAGACCGGGTAAAAACCTGTTGTAATCGAGGCAGCCGATAGGGCCGAGCACATAGGAGTGGAAACGAAAAAGGGGATTGTTAAGAACCAATTCATTGTTTCGGTATTCCTAAGTGCTCGATAAACGTTTTCGCCTCAAGCAGCTTCTTTGGCTTTAGAAGCAGGTGCAAGTTCTTCAAAAGAGACTTCGCCCTTTGTGTAATGCTTTATCTTCAGTGCGAGTTGGAAGCTTGGGGGAGTTTTTCTCAGACAGATGGCACTCAGATGACCCGGTGTAATGTCTAGTTCACCAGCCACATCTATCTTCTTTTTGCCTTCCTTTGAGATCCATTGTTGTAAGGTCATGATCAAAATTCCTCTTGCATGGAATAATTTTGATCTCATCATAATTAAGAGAGCACAATCCGTCAAGAGAAAATTGTACTCTCATCAAAATTTGTTGCGCCACGGTATGATGTCCTCTACATTGGCTTTGTACTTGTATAATGAAGGGAGTGAGCTTGTGAAAGTTGGCGAGAAGATCAGGATACTGCGAAAAGCCAAAGGTTGGACGCTAAAAGATTTGGAGAGGGAAACAGGATTATCCTTTTCCTTTTTATCTCAAGTTGAACGGGGAGACAGTAGTTTCAGCCAAGAAAGCATTGATAAAATAGCTACTTCTTTGGGGGTCTCTTCTGCACTCCTCCAATCAGAAGAGATCTCGGTAGAGCACCTGGAGAGCCTCTCTCAACTTCTTCCAGTTGCCGCATCCCTTCCTGTTGAAAAGTTGGAGGTTCTTGTCCAGATGGCTCGGGCTTTGAAAGATTGATGGCCAACCTGTAAAGCTTTTCCACACCTTCCTCATCCAACCCCACCACGATATCCGTCAATTCACTTATCAGCTTGTTTCGGTATTCCATTTTGTTCCCCAGAACGCTTGCCTGTTCCACAGTCATCAAAACAAATTATGACGTCATCATAATTTTCTCTTGACATTTTATTTTGATGCTATCATAATTGCAGTCAGATCACAATTGATTTTCAAGCGTGATCATAACGGCATGTAAAAGGCTATACACATGAGCAGTTCAAAGTCAAGCAAACCCTCTGTAGACAAAGACAAGAGAAGGATAGCAAGAGCACTGCGAACAAGTGTCCTTGGGAGAGTAAGGAGAAATGACACTTGTTCACTACTCCGGTATCAGCTTGTTTTACAAGACAGCCTATTTGCAACATACCGAATTACAAGTGGAAAAAAATTTCCATTTTTTTCAAGTAGAGATTTCACGCCGGAAAGAGTATTTCCCCGAGATTTCTGAGACAAAATCCTCCACGGGAGGAAGTAAAACCCCTCGAAGCCTTCGCGTTGAAGGCAAAAAAAAAGCGCCTCACAGGGCTGTCACCCTCAGCGCTTTCAGGACTTTCTCAATAATAGGAGTACCACATGAACAAACTCAAAGCAAGAGAATATTTGAAGCCTTTGCGCCACCCTTACCTCTCTGTCAGAATCGCGGCCGCAAAGCTCGCAGGCATCGACTCAACAAAGGCTCCCGAAGAAGTTCCCATCCTCGCATGGACGATCTACCAGGAGTGGTCCATCCTGAACGCCATCGAGATCGGCTTGCTCCCAGATGGCGACGAAACCGAAAGTCAACTCATGCTCGCAGAGCTGTGCCGCGCAATGGTCCGAATCATCCGCTTTGGATACGACATCAGCCCTGTTCTTTGTGTGATTGATCTTCTCCTTCAGGCCGAAAACCAATCGGTGAAGAACTCAGGAGATTGGGTTCTCAAGAATCTCTACCAAGCGATGAAACCAAAGGAAAAAGCAGCATGACACAGCAAGGGAAAAGAGTTGACTTTCACACAGAGTTCAACAACCAGAAGAGGCGCATCGCCCAACTTGAGCGGAAGCTTGCCGACTTGGAAGAAGCGAATATTGATCTGGAAGCTCACGTTCATCTATTAGAACGCGAACTTCACACAACAACATCCTTCTACGAGGGCTTTATCCTCCCAGAGCAAATCCCCGAGGTATTCGGCATGGACGAGGAAGAGTTCCACAAGCGCCTGGATATCAAAGCAGCAGAAGGTCTTCGATATATCCATCGTGATCAAGAGCTTCCCATCCCATTACCTCCGCCACTGGATCCAGATTTTCCTTTGGAATTGATCGACGATGTCCAACTTGTCGAATTCCCCAAGCGGCTCACAAAACAGGGAGGCAAAGATGTTGACATACACACCATCTGAAAAAGAACGATTACTCTCGCTGTGTCCTTTCCAGATCGGAGAGAGGGTCAAGTTCAAGAGCGGACATGACCTAGCGGGAAAGCAAGGCACCATCACACGCATACGCCCCTCACATCTAATTCGCGACAAATTGCTGATCGCTGTGGATGTCGACGATGTCGAAGACGACTTCGAGAACTTTGGGTACGCAGAACATCTTGACAGGATCGAAAGTAAGCAACCTCCTGTTCAAACCACGTAATGAACGACACTTTGGCTTTGGTAGTTGAAGCCAAAACAACCCCAAAAAGGGACAAAAAAATGCCTATCATCAACATAGCCCAAAGGCAACTCCGGACATTTGTGGAGTTCGAGGACACGTATGGTTCGAAGATACGTGTGCAAGCTTCGTCTTCCGCAGAGGGTCCACACTGCTGGGTCTTCGTGGATCACCCAACAGGTAAGGAGCCTGGAAGTGCTGCCCACCTGAGCCCCGAACAAGCTCAGAAACTTATCTTGGGACTTCAGGAGTTCGTTGGTACAGGATGGAAGAAACCGAGTGAGGCTCTACCTCTCCCCCAAGAGACTGTCATCGTTTCAGTAAAAGACAAGGAACGCCATTGGCGAGACACTTTGTTGGCAGAGTATGTACCAAGATACTCTTCGGTTGTGGATTGGGACGACTTTGACGGCGAAGAAGATCAGGTGGATCACAACGAAGAGCAAGACGAATGGTACTGGCCAGAAGGCTGGTACTTTGTCGACACGGTAGATGGGGCAGTAACACCATGCAAAATCGCAGACCCCTGTATTGAGATAACACATTGGATGCCACTCCCGGCTTTGCCAAAGAAGCAAAACCAAGTGACCAGGTAAGGACAAAGCGGGTTCGACTCCCGTGCCTGGCAAAAAGGAGACAACTCATGATTTTATCGTTCGCCCTTACGACCGAAGAACTTCTCTCTGGTGCAAAAACGGTGACCCGGCGCGATTTCGCTCCCACACAGCTTGCCAGATGGCAGGCACAATATGACAAGGATCCGGACAAACTCCACCAGGCCTGGGACAAGGTGCCCTTTGCAGGTGGCCAGAGGATCGGCGAGTTCCGACTCACCTATCGGCCCTACCTGGAACGGCTCCGAGATATGCCCGTTGAGGACTTAGAAGCAGAAGGTGGAATGGTCGAGACAATCGAAGAGTTTGCCAAGCTTATTGGCAAAAACCTGGACGACGAAGTGACAGTCATCCGCTTTGAGAAAGTGGATTGAGGTTTGGAGGAAAGGATGGGATCGGGTACTATCACAGAGCTGGAGTCACGTATTAACAGACTCGAAGCAAAGATCTCTGAAAAACAAATAGATAGCAATTGGATGACATTCAATGAGGTCGTGGTGTACCTCAAAGCCAAAGAGAGTCATGTAAGGAGTCTGGTCTATCGCAACAAGATCCCATACTCCAAACTTGGCGAGCTGCTTCGATTTCACCGGCCCACCATTGACGATTGGCTGCTCACAAGTGCGGAGCCTGACCAGCACGTCAGACCCCGCAAAGGAGCAAAAAGGAAATGTCTATCCAAAAGATAAAGCGAAAGTCCGGCTATGTCTACCGCGCTCGCGTTTATGTGCGCGGAAAACAAGTCAGCTCAACATTCTCTCGCAAGATTGATGCGGAGGAGTGGGAGCGTGATAAGCTTCGTGAACGCGACAGCCCAAAAGGCTGCCTTCCCGAAATGACTTTCCGCGAACTCTATGACAAATGGGTTCGTAGCACCAAAAATCACCTCGCGAAGAGTACAGCACTGCGGTACGAGCAGTTGTTCCGGCTGTACATCCTCCCAGCCTTTGAAGACTGTCTCATCCAGGAAATCCGTACAGAAGACGTTGATGAATGGTTCAACGAAGTGCAAGACCTTTACGAGCTTGCACCCAAAACGCTGAATCACATCCTCAACGCACTCAAGACCGTCATGCACTTTGCAGTCAGCCGACGACTCCTCCACTTTACCCCATGCACCCCCATCAAAAGCCTCCCCCTCAACTACGACGATTTCGACTTTTGGTCGCGGGAAGAAATCACGGACTTTCTCCAGAGCGCCAAAGATGATCCCAACTACGGGATCTATCTATGCGCCCTTAACACCGGGATGAGGTTAGGTGAAATTCTCTCTCTTCAGTGGGACATGGTTGCGCTGGAGAGAAGGATGATTACCGTGGCGCGGACATGGTGTACTGTCGACAAGCAGATCAAAAACGAAACCAAGGGAAAGCGACGACGTCACGTTCCCATCAATGATCCATTGATGGGCTGGCTTGTGGAAAATCGCTCTCGTGATGGACTTGTCTTTGGTCGTCGTGGTGTAGTGTTAGACCCAAATCACTTCAACCAAAACCATTTTCGTCCTGCCTGTGTTCGTTATGGAGTTCGTACCATACGATTCCACGACCTAAGACACACATATGCCTCGCATTACATCATGAATGGTGGCGATCCGCTGCGACTCCAAAAGATTTTGGGACACCAAGATTTCAAGACAACGCAGCGATACACTCACCTGAGCCCCGATTACCTCCGAGGTGCCGCAGACTTTGTGAATTTCGAAGCTCCTTCAGAAGAGGAGAATGTATTGTCAATTGCGGAATATCGGGAAGTTGGGAATAAATAG